CTTCTAAATACCAAACATCTACTTCAACATCAAATCCCTTTGAAAGTGCTTGCAATACATAAATTGGTGAATTTTCTTTCTCAGGATTCTTACCTTCTAAATTTCCTCTATGAGATATTAAAATCATTTCTAAATTTTCTATATAATATTTCTGCTACTTCAAATTCCCATTCATGATCTACATCAAAAACTTCCAATTCTTCTACTGAAAATAAATCTGGGTTATTCTTAGTGTATGGTGGTTTTCCCATAAACATACCATTTCCTACGGCATCCATTCTTGAAGCATATAAACAATGTGCTGCCTCAAAAGTTGGCTCAACCACATTGGTATTCATTAAATTGCATCCTTCAGGCCAAGGCGAAATCAAATCACCATCGTTGTTCCAATAGTATTGTTTTTTAGGAACAACTGCAAACAATCCATCGGATTCTGTTTCTAAATAAGCTTTTACAAAAGAATCTATAGTTTCTATTTTCATTAAAGGTTGACACGTACTTATAAGAACACAATATTCATACGGTAATCTATTATACCACTCATAAACAATTGTACCTATATTTCCACGAGAATTAGCTGATTCTTCAGATCTGTAATAGATATTAATATCATATTTATCACATAAATCTAATAATTCTTTTTCATATACAGAGGCATAAAAATTTTCTTTTGGAATAACTTTAGACTTCAAAATTTTCTGTATAGCTATATCTGTTAAAGTGGTGTCAGCAAACGGTCTTATAGCCTTTTGTGGGCATCTTAAAGAACTTAATCTAGTTTGAATAATAAAGCAAACATCTTTTATATTTTTCATCTAATTTCCTAAACTCTCCAAATTAATATTTATTTTTCTTTCGGATAAATCCAATTTATTTATATTAGTATCTTCATACTTAGAATCATTTAAATAATGTGTCGTAGAAATTTCCTCAACAATACAACCATTTTTACTTGAAAAAAAGTGAACCACATTTCGGTTTATTAAAATAGGTTTTCCTAACTCTAAATGCACATCAGTACCATTTAAATTTAATGTACAATCTCCGTGTAATAACTCAAAAGATTCTTCTTTTTTAATATGATAATGTGGGGGATGCTTTTGATTTGGTAATTGTATAATATACTTCTTACAATATTCTCTATTGATCTTATCAATAATTAAACACCCAACATCTAAAAAATTTTTCAATCCATAATGAGCTGACAATTGAACTTTATCTTCTTTTGTAATATTTACATTACTCTCACTTAAAATACCAAGACATTTACTTTTTATTTCTTCGATCATATCATCGTGACTTACTGTTAGTACATCATTTTCTAATAACGGACTGTCTTTTATAATACTATTCTCCCCAACTCTACTTTTAACTACATCATAAAAATAGGAAGTATCATATTGATTGTCCTGTAATGGCATCGAATAGTAAAGATCATCTTCTGTAATAGTATGTCCTGATTCCAATGTTTTGTTTACATATATTCCTCGTTTCAAGGACTTCAGTGATTTTTTTTCAAGTTCTCCATATTTTATACCCCACTTTCCATCAGACTTACTATCTTCAGGGTCACCATAAGTTGATAAACTTAATACTTGTAAATCTTTAAATATATTTTCAATTTGTTCAGGAGTACACGAATATTTATTCACACCCCAATTTTCAGTTGGTATAGCTACATGCTTTTCTATTATACGACAACCCATTGCCACTGCATAAGGTACAATTGATTTCTCTGAAGGTGGTTCGTGTGTTGAAAATCCAATTTCCACATCTGAAAATCCATCTTTTAAAAAATTGATTCTCTCTAAATTAGCATGACCACGTGGAGTTGGATATTCAGCCACACAATGTAAAAAAGAAAAATCACTTTTCTTACTTTTGAATAAATTATAAACTTCCCTTAATAAATTTAAATCAATTCCAGCAGTAGATATTATAATTTTTTTATTAATATCACTAACCTCATTCAATAGCGGCCAGTCGTCAATAGAACAACTAGCTATTTTTATAACATCAACATCCAATTCAACCAAAATATCGATAGATTCATTATCAAATGGAGTTACTACAGATTTTAATCCACTCTTTTTTGTATAATCAATAAGCTCTTTAAATTGATTTTTTGTAAGTACTGTTTCATTAAATCTTTTTACATATTTTAAATCTGAATTTTTGAAGTCTTTATGGATGAAAGTATCCAATTGTCTAAATTGTAATTTAACACCAGCATTAATATTATATTTTTTAGCCAACTTAGAAAATTCATCTATGATTCTTTTTCCGTGACTAACATCTCCCATATGATTGTTAGCCATTTCAAAAATAAAAAACATCTTATATCTCCCTTATAACAATTTTATATATATAAATATAGTTAAAACAAATCACTTTAAATAATATTTTCAAACCACATTTCAGTCATCAATAATTGAAAAAGTCCAAAACTATTCATTGGTGTTTTAGATGACTTGTATTTTTCATATTCTTGTTGTACTGATACAGAATTATAAATTCCCCTCTCACAAAAAGATTTTGAATTAAATATATCATCTGTCATTTCAGATAGACGTCCAGTTTTCATCCAATCTCTCTGTGGGTCAACTATACTCCTTTTATTTGGCATATACTCTGATGATAATAAATTAGACGCGACCTTTTTCATATAATAACGTTGATGATTGTTATTAATTTTTGCTTCATTTAAAGCAGAAAACCCCAATTCAACTATTCTATAATCTAACAATGGAAGTCTAGCTTCCCTACTACTTGACATTGAAGCTCTATCCAAAAATCTCAAAAAACGTGGTAACTTAATATAAGTAAAATCAAGAAATTGAGAGTTTCTTAAATTACTTTTAAATGGTTTATCAAATTCAATGGGTGTTGATATTTTAACCAAACTTCTATCCAATAAATCATAATTTAAAAATGGTACACCATCAGAAGTGCATGTACTCGGCCGTAAATGACTTGCTGCAGTGCCCAATATAAATTTTTTAAAATTATCTTTTTCACTAATTTGTGAAGAAATATTAATAAAATCAGAAATGGCTCTTTGAGGTCCATTATCCAAAACTGAATCTAAATACCAAGGCCACAAATATCTAGAATATCCAGCAGATACCTCATCTCCACCAGCTGATTCAAGAATAACCGTAGCTCCATTACTTTTATAATCTGAATATAATTTATGTTCTGAAACTACACGCACTGAAGTATAAGGCTCATCTTGTTCAATCAATATCTGTAATAGTAATTTATCTAAATCTTCATTTTTTAATATAGATTGAAAATTTTTAACACCCAATGCATCAGAAACATTTTTAGCAAAAGGTATTTCTGAATATTTTTCTTCATTATACCCGTAAGTATATGTATCAATATTTCCATTTAGAGCTTCTGAAGTTTTTGTAGCCACAACTGAAGAGTCTATACCACCCGAAAAGTGAACTCCCACCTTTCTATCAGAATAAGTGCATCTGGTAACTGAATCCACAATTAGGTTAGTAGCGTCCTCTATTGTTTTATCTATTGATTTTGAATTATCTTCATCTACATAATCAGGCAGGTAGTAATATTTCTTTATTGTAAATTTACCACCTTTCCAAGATAAATAACTACCTGGTGGTAACGAATATATATTTTTAAACCAAGTGTCAGATGAATGATCTATAACACCCCCACATAAAAAATCACTAATAGTTTTATAATTTGGTTTTATAGGTACAGGTGAATTAAAAAAAGATTTTATTTCAGATGCAAAATATAAAACTCCATCATATTCTGAATAATACATTGGTTTTATACCAAATCTATCTCTGGAAATAATTAATGTCTTTATTGTTTCATCCCAAATAGCAAATGACCACATACCATTTAACTTTGATAGAAAATTTATTCCCCATTTATTGTAAGATTCAACTACAGTTTCAGTATCACTACTTGAAATCCACTTAACATTTCCGATTTCACGCCTTAAATCTATATGATTATAAATTTCACCATTATATGAAATAACTAATCTATCATTATCTATTGACATTGGTTGTTTAGCTCTATCAGATAAATCTATAATCTTTAATCGTTTATGACCTAAAATCAGACCATGCCGATGTGATGGTTGCTCACGAACAAACATTCCATCTCCATCAGGTCCTCGATGATGAATGGAATCCAGCATTTTGTCAATTACTTGTCTATTTATTTTTTTTGTATATGATACAGCCCCCGCCACTCCACACATTATTCAGATTCCTTATTCTTCAATAAAAATTCAGCCAACTTCAAATCAAAATGTGTATCTATATTAGCTACATACTCATCAATTATAAAAGCAGCCGTACTTTCCCCCATTAAGGTTTTTTTATCTTTATTTTTTTGAATACACTCTCTTGTTATAGCATAAGCTACACCATTTCTCTGATACGTTGATTTAAATTGTTGTCTAGCTACAAATTTTGCTGAATCAATATCATAATAATCTAACAACCCATTAGAATTAAGATTAAATTGATTTAATGGATGGTCTTTAGCGTCAGTTTCAGAAACGGCCCACACTGAATCGTGGTTTTCTTTGATTAGTTTTTTTATAACATCAACAACGTGGTTTACTTTGCGTAATGGAGATGTTGGTTGTAACATTACAATAACATCATACACACACGAATCTATTTCTTCCATAGTAGTTAACGCGTGATATAAAACATCCCAATCACCAATTATATCACCACTTAATTCTTCAGGTCGTCTAAATGGAGCGTCTATCCCATACGATTCTGCTATTTTAGCTATCTCTTCATTATCTGTAGAAACCACAGACCTATCTATAAAATCAATTGAAGTAATAATTTTTCCTGTATAACCTATTAACGGTATTCCCAATATAGGCTGAATATTTTTTAACTTTACTCCTTTACTACCCCCACGAGCTGGTACTACAGTTAAAATTCTTTTATCATATAACATTTAAAGCTTCCAATGAATAACCTTTTTTATAATCTATTTTTACTTTTTTTCCAGTTTCATTTGATAAATGTGCGGCTGCTATAACCAGCATAACATCAAGTCCCCGTTCAAGTGATATTGGTGAACTGTCTCTATCTGTCTTATTATCTAAAATATCTTCAATATGTTCAATTTCCCATTTAAAATCGTCTGGTCTAGATTTAAAGAAAGGAATGCATTTCGGAAATCTTCCGCGAAAAGCACCTTCACCAGATGGATAATAGCTATTACATATTAAAGCATCTTCAGAATCAGAATAATTTACTATCCACTCTAAGTATCCATCTTCTCCTTGTATTCTAGCTTTTTTAACAGATGGATCAGTAACAACATCTTGTATAATAGTACCTATAATTCCATTTTCTGATTTCACTAAAATTTGAGTTGTCTCATCATAAGTGTCGTTTACTATTTTCATTGTAGATGTAACTTCAGAAATCTTTCCTTGATTCAAAAGATGTGAAAAATGTTGCCATATACTAATACCGTGAGAATGTTCTCCACAAGCACCACCACCTCTATCAGAAAACCCGAGATAACTATCTTGAGGACCATCTAGCCAAGGATGTGCATCAAATATACCACCCCAATGTTCTAACCATCTTACGTGTATAGACTTACCGTTTTTTATTAAACCATTACTAATCAATTCTGATGCCATATTGGTATTAGGAGTTAATGTATGATTATATGAACAAGTTACAAAAACTCCCTTTTGTTCAGACAGTTCAAATAGTTCTTGACAACCTTCCATATCTGGTGTGCTCAATGGTTTTTCAATCATTATAACTTCAGGATTAAAATATTTTAGCTCTTTTAAAGCCAAAGGTACATGACTTTCAGGAGGTGTTCCTATGATAACTACATCAAAATATTTGGTTTGCATACCTGATGCATCGCGTGATAACTTTATTGACTCATCCCATTTCCCATATCTTGATGGATAAATATCGTTCTTCATACGGGTCAAAGCATCATCATCTCTATCACATACCGTTACATCCCAACCTTTATTTCTACAAGCATGAGCCAAATGGTTTCCTATTGACCCAGCTCCATAAATTTTAACTTTATTAATAAGTTTTAACCTCTCCCTCATCACCAATTATATCACCACTTTCTAAGTTTCCCGAATCTTTGTTTTGTTTTTCATTCCACTTTTCTTGAACTATATCTTTATCATACAATCCCTTCAAATACAAAGGATTAACTGATACTATTTCTACATCTGGATATTCTTTTTCTTTAAACTTTTTCAAGTTTATCCAATCTTCTTTAAGACTAATTCCTCTATGTACATCCTGCATTTCTATTTCAGAATCAACAGCATTTTCAGGATTCTCTACATTACCAATTTTATTACCATCGTAAAAATGATATGTATCCATGTCTGTATCTAAATTAGGGCCACTCGAAAATGCGGAACAATCCGCTCCAACTAAATAAAGTCTTCTAATTCCTGTAAAAAGAATGAATTGTATAGCTCTAAGACCAACTCCATGACCAAATAGACATTCTTTTCTTATATCTTTCGCATAAGGTAAATCAATAGTTTCAGCGTAAGGTAAAGCACCATAAATATTTCTAGCGTCTTCTACTCTAACATGATTTGGATGAGCCCAATCTATTCTTAGTGTGTGAGCAAATTTTTGAATCCTCGGTTTATAACTTCTAACTCCAATTCCTAAAGATTGTCCACCTCCAGCATCAAATCTATTCCCCATTAATTTTATATCTTCTTCACGTTCATCTGTACCTGGTTTGGCTACAAGATATGAATTTTGATTTCTGTCATCTCCGAAAAAATAATAATCCAAAGTGTGTTCTATTAATGGACAATACTGTAAAACACTATCTCCTTCTTCATATCCACATTTTTGACATCTGGAGGTTTCCGACTGTTCTAGCAGATGGCTCCTATTATCAGATAGTTTTGGGTGTGGAGCAAAAGCTATTTCATTATTCAATATAGTCCCGTTCACTCCTACTCTAATCATTTCATCTTCATTTTCCAATTTCTCATAATGAGCTAAACTCGGACCTGTACAAAATAAAATAGCTTCCTTATCTTTATGTTTATCCTTAAATCCATAAAATGCTTTTTCATTTAAAGAGCCTGTAATATCCTCACTTCCACTCCAATTTACATTTAAATCACCAGAAGTTACTTCCACCTCTATCTCCTTGTATTCTAATACTCTATCTAATGTAAAATCACGTACTGATATCATGAAAAAACCAATCTGACATTTCTCTATATCTATCCATTCCCATCCAGTTATATGCTGGATGTACTCCGAATGCATTATTAATATATAACATATCTAAATCATGCATATCTCTAAATCTATTCAAAGGAACTTCTTCAAACCTATCAACAAAAAGTGTCGTATCAAAAACAAATTTTCTCCAGTTTTCTGTCTTCATCATAAACATATTATTACAAAAATATGGTCTATCCTTTCCAGAAAAAATACTATAGTCAAACTTTTCAAACAATTTTCTCTTATTATTCAAGACCTGCAGTAAAAGTTTCTCTTGAATATCACCTGAAAATCTAACTGGATGAATTCCTTTGTAATAAGTATCCATCTTATGTACTTCACTATAAAAATTTTCATAATCCCACTCATCAGCTTCCATTGTACATTTATTTAAGACTTCACATCCAGGGGGAGCATAAGATCTCGGCTCAAATTTTATATTTTTAAATAAATTATGAATATAACTTATCGTATCGTCATCAAAAAATTGTTCTACAAACCAATCTACCATTGGAAGTCCAGTAGATAATAAAGGACACATCAATAGAACATCTTCTCGGTCTAACTCATTTCTATTCTCAATTAGAAAATCCCAAATATGATTGTTTATAAAAACATCTTCATCTAATGAAACACTATACTCTTTTGATATTTCTACTGCCCTTTCCACTTTAGACATATAGTGTCTACCTTGTACTGGATCATAAATAATTTGAGCATCAATTCCATTGTCTAATAATAAATTTAAGTTGATAAGTGGATTGACTTCATATGAAACAAATATATTGACTTCAATCAATTCTTTATTTTCTGGTTTGATATTAACGAGTTGGCCAAATATAGTATTAAAATAATGAGATCTGTCGTGGCCAAGATAATTGATTGTAACTTCTTTCAAATATTATAACTTCCTTATATCTACAAAACTACCACTTTCAAGTTCGTCCTTTAATCGTGGTAATAATCCATAAATTTTATCTGCAGTATTCTCTGGAGAAGGGGCACCAGCATTTTCTCTTAACTCAACAAACTTCTCCTTCCATTCAAATTTCTCTCCATCTATCTCTTCACATATAAAATCCTGCATTGAAGTATTTACTGGTCCTGGAGAAAGTGATAAAAAATGTGTTTTGGGATTTTCTACTGCATAAACTTTCATCATCATATTAAGTGCTGCCTTAGAAATAGAATAAGCTCCCCATCCAGGATAAGTACTAATTGACGCTCCAGAAGATATTGCTACTACTTGTTCTACTTTAACTTTTTTATTAATTAAATAATCAAGTATCATTTTATTAGATAATGTATTAATATCAAGTACTCTTTCTAGTTCGGGTAAAACTACTTTATTTGAAAATTCAATTTGACCGAGAACACCAGCGTTAAAAATAACCACATCAATTTCACTTACATCCGTTAACACCTGTCGTAATTTTTCAGGAATTTGATGTTTCCATATAAGATCACATTCAATATGTTTATACCCTTCAACTTTTCTTCTACTTAAACCATATACTTCATATCCAAATTCTTTATATGTTTCAGCAAGTGCCTTTCCTAACCCAGCACTTATTCCTGTAATTAATGCATTCTTCATATTAAATATTTATCCTTCCAATCTATTAGTAATTGATTGTTAAAAGAATCCTTCTCTATTTTCGCTACAGTTCTACAAAACTCTACAAAATCTCCTACTGACACTCCAAGTTGAACTGCTTGTTTTGCATAATTGTCAGTAATACTAAATCTTCCTGTAACAGTGCAGTATGGATCAAACGGTCTCTCAAATTTATCTTTGTATTTGTGAATAAATTCTAAAACTTTAAATGCATCTTTATCTGGCAAGACATGCTCTAATTGAAGATTTCCAGCTCCCTTTCCCATCCCTCTAATAGAAGTATCTACAGAATCAATGAAAGGATTGTATTGACAAATTCCATAATTAAAATAAGCTTTACCTGTATGATCGTGGAGATGCATCCCAACCTTCTTACCTGCGGTCTTTAATCTTTCCCAATTTAAAAAGAATGTCGCCAAAGTTAGCGTAAAGTTTATATTACCGTGAGTATCAGCAGTGTAAATATAATCAAAATCACGTTTTATAACTTTTCTACACACACGAGTAAATTCTCTTTTATTATAGTTACTTATATTAAAAATATTGAATGAAACAGGAAGTTTAGTGTGTTTTTTAAGTGCAGAAGCAAACTCTAATCCATCATCCAAATGGTCTTTCCTACAAGTCAATCGTATCAAACCTATTTCTCTCTGTAAATTTGTAGGATAATCATCTAATTCATGGCTACAATAATGATAATCTACCATTACAGATACATTTCTTCTGCCCCTTCCTCCTGTAACTTCTTCTACTACATCTTGGTTCAAATTATAAAATGGGTTTTCACTTTTTTCGGTCTGTTTCCAATAACCCAATTCTACTAATTCTACTCCCCGTAGTCTTGTCATTAAACTATAATACTCTTGAGCGAATTCCATAGGCCAATCAAAATCTACCATATGACCACCGTCTCTTAATGTTACATCAATTATTTGAATTTCTTTCATAATATTCCCCTAACTATATTTTTGTGCTAGTTCATAATCTTCTTGATAATCTATTTCTATACTTTCTGGCATAGATAAAACAAAATAATACGGGTTCTTTCCTAATCTATTATTGTATTTTATAAATGTCCTCTTCGTGAATATAAAGAAAGCCCCATTTCCCATTATAATTGGAGGCAAATTCTGTGTCTTTTCCACTATGCCTGGATTAAAATTAATGGCAGAATATTCACCATTCTTGTATTTTAACCAAGCAAATTCTTTGTGCATAGTAACTGAACAAACACTGTCAAATTTATCTCCTAATTTCTTAACTGCTTTCTTAATTGTTTTCATCTTTATAAATGGCGATGTTACGTGAGGTGTTATTATTATTTCATCATCATCTTCAACATACTTATTTAAAAAATTTTCTATCATTAGCAACGCCGGACTTGCTCCAAATTCTCCACTATTTTCCAAATCTATAAATTTCTTTCTTCTTTTGTAAGCTATCACGTGATGTAAATTTTTATCTTCATGACACTCTTTAATTACTTTCTTACTATCTGTATCCAAATATACTTCCTTCCCTCTTAATTCATACAAAAGGTGTTTATAAATTGGAAGGCCACCCAAGTCTAAAAAGTTTTTATTTGGAAGCCTTTCAGAATGTTCTTTAATAATAGTAAAAAATTTCATTCTTCATTCCGGAGATCAATCGGGTTCATATTGGCCATCAAAACGAGGACCTGCCCACTTCTTCTGCCCATTCTCATACCATTCAGTCCACCATCCATATCTTTTCCCGTTTTGCCAAGTTGCTGTTTGTTTTAAATTACCATTGGGCCACCAACTTCTAGAGAGACCGTCTGCTCGGTGTCCTTTTTCATAATACCACTCATACCTCAATCCTTCACCTTCTTCTGGATCAAAAGTTGCTCCACCATCATAGGTTGTATATCCTCCACTGTTGCGAGTTTCACGGGGCACCGGATCTTTCCAATAAACTCTGAATATTCCATTCTCTGGATGATTTTCTTCAATCCAATCTTCTGCTTTTTTACCGTTTATTTTACTCATTATCTAACTTTTATTCTTCAATAAATGTAACAATTAACTCTCTGGCTTTTAACTTGACTTTCTCTCCATCTCCTGGGTCTAATTCTACAAATACAATTGATTGCCATTTTCCTAAAACAATTCGTCCCTCTGCAACTGGAATCGTTTCTGAAGTATTAAAAAATAAACTTCTCATATGAGCAAATCCATTTATCCTCTCATCTTGATCGACATCCTCTCTCAAAGAAATCAAGTCATGTAAATATCTTCTATTTTCTGGTTTATCTTTTGGTGTATATTTATCTAACCAAAAACGAATATCTGCATATGATAAAATTTCATTTTCTAATACTCTTACGCAACCTGTAGTGTGGGTTGAAAAAATATGTACCAATCCACTCTTTGCCCAATCCCTCGCCATATTTTGAACCGTTCCAGTAATGTCTGTGAATAATTTAAATGTCTCTATATTAATTACTTTCTTCATTTATTATCTCCTTGTAATCTCTATATTCTAAATCTGAATGTGCGTTTGTTGGAGAACAATTAAATACTTCAATTCCCCTTTTATTTAATTTTTCTCTTAATACTCCATAGTGAACATTTGGTCTTTTTGCACCATGCTTTCTAATATTGTAACCAATTCTAGTATCAATATGGTCTCTTCCTGTTTCAACAAAATGATCAAATCCACCATCACATCCAAGTAAATATATCTTTTTAAATCCTAAATATACTGCCGTAGAAAATGCCAAATCATTAATCACACCACCACCATAAGTACTAAATGTATTTAAATCATCATCAATGTAAAAATTCTCCCTTACAAACTCAGTTGATTTTTCAAAGGGAAGTTCAGTTCCATCTGCTAAGTGATTGTGCCATCCACTCTTTTCATAATGATAAACAAATCTTACATTATTATTATGTTGATTTAATAGATTGATATGTTCGAGAAGTTGCGGTGGCAAATGACAAGTAGAACCTGCTGACCTATCACAAGTATCCATTTTACATCCACCACATAAAACATAATCGCTGTCTTTCATTTCTGGGATAAAAATTAAATCAGCAATTTCATTAATATGTAATGTATCTCCCATTACTAATACATTTGGAATTAATTTTCTCGTATGTATAGAACCAGCATCTGATGAAAAAACATCCACTAAAAGTATAGAATTAACTCCAATTGTTATTTCATTTTTAAGTGGTTCTAAATCTATTTGTGCAAGACTCGGTCCCGTTCCTAAAATGAAACACCTATTTTTATCTTCATATTGATTTTTACTTAACATTACAAATTTTTATTATCCTTACATATTATATATTTACCATCTTTAACTTTATCAATTGAAGGAAACTCTGGATCTTCAATTAACTCTACTATATCAAAATAATTTTTTAGCTTATCCATAAATGGTGTAGTAACATCTGGATGATTATACCCACCACTATGATGAAAATTAATTAAAAGATATGCATTTTTACTTTTTCCTATCACATTATCAATATAAAATTCTTGTCCAGGAATATCAAATTCTGATATACAATATTCACTTATGCATATATCATATTCTTTATCAACATCTATATTTTCTGAATCATAAAAATGAACTACTCGTACTGGTGTATCAGGATCGTCTTTATCAAATCCCAATATTTCTAAATATTTTCTTTGTAATCGAACTACTGATGGTAAATCAATTAAAGTATAAGATTTAAAATCAACAACACAAGATATAACTTTACATAAACCACCATAACCACCGCCAATTTCCACAAATGTCATATTATCTAACTTGGTTGAAAAATGTTTTCTTAAAAAAGCTAAAGTCATAACATAGCGTAATGTATTTGCAGATATCTTGCCTAATTTACTAAAATCTTTTAATACTGGGTTTCCACTTTCATCTCTACTTGCTTCTATTAAAGTCTTATATGTTATGGATCCAGAAACAGTTGCTTCCACTTCACCAAAATCTTTTAATATTGGATCTCCACATTTATCATTCTCTCTAAATTTATCAATATAATCAAACAATTCTGGGTCTATTTCATTAATTGCTTTTACATAATCCTCACCTTTAGTTCCAGCCGTTGACATTCCTACAATTCGTGTAAATTCAGATTCAGCTTCACCTTTAAACCCAGATATTCCAAATTCAAGAGCAGTACTAGCGAGAATTCTATCACACTCTGCTTCAAAATTTTCTTGATGAGAATTTGGCCAGACCCCCCCAAATGCAACTAATCCTTTATGCTCCATTTCGTTTCTCCTTTGTAAAAGTGTCCAAATCTTCTGGAGTTCCTAAACCCCACATTTGTTTTCTATCAATGTGATATGTCTTAATTTTCTTTCCATCTGCTATAGCTTCATTATATACTGGACAAACATAAAATTCATTGTTAGTTCTTATATCCTTTTCTATCATTTGTTTGGCATACTTCACATAATCCGAGCCGCGAGTCCAAAAATATAAACCAACTGTTGCTACATCACTAATAGGGTCTTTCTCTGCAACACGTTCAACAAATCCACTGTCATCCAGTTTCGCAAAACTCCATTTAGGGTGTGTTGCTGTAAATGTTAATATCCCACCATCTATATCATCTGCTATCATAGAATACATAAACTCGTTACTGTTCCAATCAAGATATTGGTCTGAATTTGCTAATAAGAGTGGTTCATCATTATCAATATACTCTTCTGCCAATAAAGTAGTGCAGGCTGCTCCCTCTGTTAATTCTTCAACTTGTACAACTTCGCAATTCGGTGATACAAGATTCAACATATGTTTGAGATTGTATTTCTCATAATGTTCTTTCTGAACTACAAAAACATGCTTAGCTTCTATGTTCAAATTTTCAACTACAAGTTGAATCATAGGTTTTCCAGAAACATCAATTAACGGTTTTGGAAAAGTATATCCTACTTCTTCAAATCTCTTTCCGGCACCAGCCATCGGTATAAGTACATTCATATTACCCCCTTGCCATTTTGGTTTAATTTCTTCTTCTCTGTCTGCTTCATTTACAACTCTTCTAACTTTCTCATAAGAAACATCATCAGTATCTTCTACCGCGCAAAGAACTGCTCCAGACGCAGTAGCAGATTTTCTACCCACATCTGAATCTTCAACAATAACCGTTTCATTTGGATTCACCTCCGCTTTTATCATACACTTCAAATACATTTCCGTGTTTGGTTTTGGATTTTTTACATCTTGGTTAGAATAGAAAAATTCAATATAATCAATTAACCCTTTTCTAACCAACATCATCTTACAAGACTCTCGAATAGAGTTTGAAGCTACACAAATTCTGTATCCCTCTGACTTAAACCTTCTAAGAATACCTCTCATTTTTTCGTCATAAGTCATTTCTTCATCTATGATTTTACGAGTCATTTCTTGTTTCAACTTCCAAACTTCATCGTGCAATTCTTTTGGAAGGCCTTTTTTCTTACTCAGCATGTTGAGTTTCTTATTAGTAGGTAATCCATCATAAGTAGATAAGTGTTCTTCTCTTTTTATAACATATTCTTCACCGATACTTTTTAAAGCTCTATTAAGTGCCTCGTAATGTAACTCTCTTGCATCAACTAACACTCCATCTAAATCAAAAATTATAAGTTTAATCATTAAACATATCTCGCTGATAGTTTCTTGTCTTTAAGACACTTAACTTTAGAATGTGTATTCATTACATATTGATATTTATCTCGGATTCGATTTGACCACTCTACATCTTCAGCCTCACCCCAATCTAAATCTTCATTTAATGGTTCTTCTTCCATAACTCTTTTCTTCGAAACCCAATAATTTCCTGAGATATACATATAATGAGTTTTATTGTAATCATACGATGGTAATGCAATATTATGAACTCCATCAGGATAACACAATTCAGGATCGTCCCATGCACACCAATCTCTGAATCTACTTCCATCTGAATTTTCTACTACATTCATACAAATATCCCAATCATTTCCAAACTTTACATATCCTTCATACCAACCATCACACAATGCCATATAATCATGCAAATATACAACATTTTCAAACTTGGCAAACTTAGTTATTAAATTCTTTTTTGCGGTATATTTACCTGAACTCTCATCAAATGGAACGTGAGTTACATTTTCTCCTTCAACTTCTTCTCCACCAACAATAACAACTTCAAATTTACTTTTGTCTATATATTGATCTTGAATAGATTTAAAAACTTCATTAAGTAAATCAAAACTATTTCCACCTGTTATTATTCCAAGAGTAAACTCCACTATATAATTCCTTTAATTTGCATTTCTTTTAATGTGGTTGGGTCTAAAGATTTATCATAATCATTAACAAAAGTAAAATCAAACTTACTTGTATCTCCCTTTCTTATTGCCTGTGCATGTTTTATAGCATGTCTATCTTCTGTTGACAAAATCAAATATCCATCATTCAAAGCGGCCTCCGAACCTTCTAATTCAAATTCCCAGGGTGTTATTCCTGGTAACAAATACCTGAGCATATATTCTTTACTCCACACGGAAAACTGAGTAGATATTCTATATTCTGCCGTAGGAGTTTTATTGATGACTTTAATTTCATTCTTAGTTTCAAATGGCTCATATTGTTTTCCATGAATATACTGAATATCATTTGTTAAACCAATTCTTCCTATTTTAGATGTTTTTCCAGTTAATATTGAAAATGTTTCGTGTCCTATATAAGAAAATAAAACCGATAATACATCAAAATCTACAGGGTCCATTATAAAATGGTCTTCCATACAATAAATAAAATATTCATCGTCTATTGATTCAAAAAACTGTCTTAAATCTATAGCCCATTCTTCTACTGGACCTTGCTCTTCTCTTAAGGAAACAAATTTAAAATTATTATTCAGTTCAATATCTGGTGGTCTGTATCCCAAAATAGTAACATTCTGATCTTCACCCCAAAATTTATTGAATAAAAACTGAAATGGTTTTATAGCATGTAAATGGCCATCTGATGTTGAAACATAGATATTTAAATCATTCATAATACAACAACCTTATCATATCTATCTCTCCAAACTTCAACTTCCGAATAATCATAATCCTTTAACCGAAAATTGATCCAGTCTCCGAAATATGGTCTTAAATAATCTTGAACTCCAGCAAGTGCACAAATTCCACTTCCAATTTCAAAGAACACAGCATCCGTATATTTCTTAAATCTATATAGTAAAGCAGAATGTACCAATCCAATTCCCACCAAGAAAATATCACTTGTAGATTCTATCAGTTGGTTTGAAATATCTTCCTCTATTTCATCAACTTTATTACATGCAAACTTTTGTGGTATTCCAATATAATCATTAAACCTTTCAACTCCAATATAATCCCTATATACATTAAAGTTCATTAAATTTTTAATAATATTAAGTTTGGTATCGGCTCCAATCAACCCCACTTTACCATTAAAATTACTAAATATCCATCTGTTCGCAACCAATCCATATATGAACTCCGAATGAAAATGTATCGGAGAATGTGGCCACAACTCTTTAAACATCTGTTTATTTTCTGGATATATATCAACCGAAAAATAATCATTCTTGAGAACTCCATTATAAAACTCATTAAAATCAACATTATTATAGTTTTCTACATCTCTTCTTCCTGGCTCAGAACTCCCAAGTTGTGTATTTCTGAAAAAATGATAATCTCCATCTCCGAACTTATAAAAACTTTTACAAGACTTTTCATCTACTTCCTTTTCCAATACATACTTCATATTTTCTAAATTTCGTTGAAAATCTGGATCTGTATTTGGAATTTCAAAACAAGCATGATGGTCTAAATTAACAGTTCCTTCTATTTTATATTGGTCTAAATACATCAACTCTCCCTTATAATTGATAGTCCTGGAAACCTATCATCTAAAATCTCATATCCAATTTCATCCTTTAATGGAAAAATTGGAGTTTTATCATATTTTATCATCCAATCTACCTTATCTCTTTCTTCCGTCCCACCTTCAAATAATATTGGTCCTGTATTCTTCCATTCAGCCACAGTTTTATATACCAATTCAATAATATCTCCTGTATTAGAAACATCTAAATGCATTAAATCAAATTCCTCTGGGGTTTTTAACCAATCTTCTAGCCCCATCATTTTCACAGTTATATATTGAACTACTCCGTGATCAGAAGCATTATTCACCACCTGTTTCATAGTAGAACTATTATAATCATAATTTCCAAATAAATCATATGCATAAACAAGACCGCCATTATTTAAATCCCTTATTGCCTGTGCCATACAGATAATAGAATATCCGTCTAATACTCCAATCTCTACTATCTTAATCGGTTTGTATTCTAAAACAATATCATAAATAGTTTTGCCTATATTATTTTTTTTATATGAAGAATATACATTTGGTTCTTTATACATTTACCAACCCTTTTTTATACAATTCACTATATATTCCCTATCTTCTTCTGTAACCCACCACCCAACGGGAATGGAAACTGTCTTTGGAATGACTTTATCCAAAACTGGCAATTGACTTCTAAATTCACTTACACAACTATGAATATCATTTCTTTCGTGTACCTGACTGGTCACTATTCCCCAATCTTTCATACACCTCATAAAATCATCTTTTCTTTCAACTAACATACTGTATATCCAATATGAGGCCTGTCTGTCTTTTTTATAATTCAATAAAGTAACTCCATCAACTCCCTTTAGTTCTTTATCGTAATACTTTGCGTTATCTCTGTATGTAGCAAGTATCTGTTTCATATGTTTCAAGTTTTCAATTCCAACAGCAGAATTAACATCACTTATATTAAACTTAAATCCCCACTCTGGAATATCAGTCTCACATCTAAAATCCTGCCTGTTACTTTCTCTGTCTATTCCATACCACCTCAGAAGTTTGGCTCGTCTATATAACTCAAGATGTGGAAGAACCAAAAGACCACCTTCAATAGAAGTTAAATGTTTAATTGCACCAAAACTATAAGTGCATATATTTCCGTGATTTCCTAACTTTTTTCTCTTATAAGTGGCTCCAAATGCATGAGCACAATCTTCAATAACCGCCGGTTTAAATCCATACATCTTTTTAGCGTGTTCTTGAATTTTTCTAAGTTTATCTAAATCGACTGGGTATCCTGCCCAATGAACTACCATAATCACTTTTGTCTTTGGAGTTACTTTACGTGCAAGGTCATCCAAATCCATATTTAGAGTTGTCGGGTCAATATCAACCCATTTTATTTTCAAGTTATTTGCTAGTGTTGGAAAATTGGTTGCTGTACAACTTAATGGCGGAGATAACACTTCATCTCCATCTTGTATACCTGGCCACTTATGATGTTCATTATTATAATATGTTTCAAATGGTTTCTTCAATAAATGAATTGCTAGATGTTCAGCTGATGTAGCCGTATTGACCAATAATACTAGATCATTGGAAAGAAACCCTTTCAACTCATCTTCAAATTCTACTGACTTAGGACCTTGACCTATATAGCCAGAATATAAAACTTCTTTGGCTACATCACCTGCCGTATCTGACATAAAAACTTTAAATAATGGTATTTCGTTTTTCATTTTAACTTCAATTCATTTCAACGTTAACTGACGTATCATTACTTCCGTAAAATTTGAATTTTTTTGGTACATCCCTTACTAGATCGTAAACCATATTTAATTTCTCTCTATAGAAATTCTGTGTCCAACCATCATTGTGTGCACTTGATGCCTGAATTCTCCACTCTTGTATTGTTGAAAAAACAGTAGCTACTGTGCATGCTCCTGATTCATCTTCAAATTCATTTTTACTTCTCATGATATTGCTCTCCCTTTTAGTTTCTCCCAATCTTTCTCGGGTCTTACTTTTAAATTAGTCTCCCATACTCCATTTAATGTATCCATATCTAATCCCAATGATTCTCCAAAATTGATAATTGCCTGAATGTCTTTTGGAAAACAACTACCTCCAAATCCTAACTTGCCATCTGGTCCTGGTATATTCATATGAGAATGTCCAACTCTACCATCTCTGACAAATCCGTCAAGTGCCATCTCCCAATCTACTCCACACTTGTCTGCTATTAATTTCATTTCATTTAGAAAAGATACTTTAGTTGCAAAGAAACAGTTGTTCATATATTTTATCAATTCTGCTGTTTCATAGTTAGTTAAAATTATAGGAACTGATTCTCCAAATCTCCACTGAAACAGTTTTGATACTTCTTTCGCTGAGTGATTTGCTGCTTTACCAGATCCCCCAATAATAAATCTTGACTGGTTTATGAAATCATATTTAGCAGACCTTTCAGTTAAAAACTCAGGATTAAATACAATATTCAATTTAGGAAATTTGTTCTGTAATTTTCTCGTTGTTCCTGGCACTACTGTTGACCTTAATAATATAACATTATCTCTACTTTCATTACATTTATCTATACTTTCAACTGCCTCATATACAATATCCAAACAAACAGAACCATCCTCTTTAGCTGGAGTTGGAACTGAAAGGAATATAAATTTAGATTCATTCACCGTTTCCGATAATGAATTCAAACTCTTGGTTGGATCTACATCATATATTCTAACTTCGGCATCACACCCTGTTTGGGCTGAAAATCCGAACTCTACCGCAGAACCAACAAATCCCCTACCTATAATTCCTATTTTTGTACGCTCTTCAAGGTAGTCTTTATCTCTCATTTCCAAATAATTATCATTAGGGTCATAATGACTTTTCTTCATCTTCCCACCCGGTTATAAAACTTCTTAAATTCTTGAAATAGTTCATCCACAGGAGAATCATATAATTGTCCCATTGGATACTTGTTAAATATTCTAACATTTTTATGATTGTCCGTCAACTTTCTCTGCCACTCAAAGTTCAACCTATTTCCATTGTCCTCTGACTGCTGAGTAAACACTGGAGTATTAGCAAAAAATGTCAATGTAACTGCGCCTGTCGCTCCATATATACTACACTTAGTATTCTTTAACAATGCCAACTGATAATCAACAGAATCTTCACCTTCAGATACAAATGATTTCAAATATGGATTTTGTTTCATATCCAATGAGCCTGGGTAAAGTCCCCGTCTTGGTATTCCAAACAAGGCAACATTTAATTTCATTTCATTAATAATTCTATCTATAAAAACTTCCCAATGATCGGGATTCCAATCTTCTCCGTCAGATGAAAAATTTCCACTTTCATCTTCATCTCTTCTATACCTTGACCTTGCATTTATAGCTATTGTATCTCTATCATTATCAAATCTCTGCTGAAGTTCTGTTTTTACTCTCATATCAACTTCTTCAGTTGGAGAAAGGTGTTTATATTCCCCAATCGGGTTCTGTGCTCGACCTCTGTTAAAATCAATCGGATTGTCCATTGGAGTATAAGTTTTAACCATATATAATTTCTGTTTATAACTATTTACTATGTCTTCATAAAACGACCAAATATTTCGTGGCATCTGAATTCCGCTTCTCTCATCATCTTCATTTCTTACTAAATAACAATCTGGAGAATCTATACTGTCGTGTAATTCTTGTGTAAACGGAATATACTCATCAACAAAATCTTTATATATTCCACTCCTACCAATATAACCAACATGAATTGCTTTGTAAGCCTGATACTTAGTATTTCTTAATAGACGGATTTCAGGAGCCCACCAACTTATTTCAAATGTGAATTCTCCTACCCAAGGTCCAAAAACTATAATGTTAGGATTCAACTTCAACTCCTTCTGTCTCTGACAAAATATTATATAAGTGTTGTGCTGTTTTTTCTGGTTTTGCTTCCTCAACAAATTTCCATCTCATACCTTCAACTAAATGACCTTGTAATGAGTCATAATTATCTAAAACATAATCTATTTTTTCTATAAGATTAGACCAATCATATTTTACAGCTATATATGTCTCGTCATCTACATATATGTCTGGAGTTGTATTAATGTAACTCATATCTGGTTTCATTAAAACTGAACCTAACATTGCTGCTTCAATATCTCTCACTGCTGCTTCTCCATATCCTAATGGTGCCATAATAATTTTTGAATTGTACATATTTTGCATATATTCTTGTTGTGAAATTCTTTTACCATCTACAAGTTTTGCCACTTTATAATTGGTATTTTCTAATTTATCTAAAAGAGCTTTTCTATGAGGATCATAATAATCAGTCTGACAAAGTTCGTGTTCATAAACAGGTTCTTCAGTTGGATATCCAAACATACAAGATACATCATAAGGTTTATTTGGAGTATAATCCTGCCAATTTGGATTGACCGTATTCAACCAATTGACTCCAGACAATTTCATCTTATCCTTTAAACTGTCAATATCATCTACTGAATAATTTCCCTCTCCCCAATATATTCTACCATTTGCATATTTGTTCTTGTATAAAGAGAAGTCCTTTAAATAACAGTTCTTTAAAAAAAAGAGAGCCTTAGACTCTCTAAATACATCAACTGTTCCAATAAGAGAAGTCGCATCTTGTCCATCTACAATAAAATAGTCATTGCCAAGCGTACTAAGAAATTCTAACCCCATTTCAATAGATTTCTCTAATGAAACTTTCTTGTCAATTATACTTGCTTGTCCAACAAAGATAAAATCACAATCATCAGAGTGAGTTAATTCAATTCCTATGTCCCTTAATTGATCCTGAATTAAAATATACGGTCTGAAAGTTGTTTCATTTCTATGTTTATCTAATTCAGCCAGTTTAATCTTAATCATAATGAAAAATTTACTTCAAAAAACTCCTTACATTTTTTAACATCTCCGCTCAGAAAGTTTTCCTCTAAAAGTTTTAATCCTTCTCGAACTACTTCTTTAACTAAATTAGCGTGATAATCATTTTCATGTCCATCATAACTTAATTCAATACCATCTTTATTTTTATACTTCGTCATTTGTAAAGCTCCCTATAAAACTTTATTGTTTTGTCCAGTCCATCATCTACCATAGTTTTTGGATTCCAATTAATATCATTTTTAATTTTAGTACAATCTGAATATTGATGAGTTATTTCTGGAAAATCTTTTTCAGGATATGATATTTCAAGACTCGGATTTATTTTATCTATTAACTTTTGAACTAATTCTCCAATTGTTAATCTTTCTCCACTTCCAATATTATAAACATTTCCTTTTACTGTATTTATATTTTCAATTAACGAAAAGTAAGCATCAGCCGCATCTTCAACATATAAAAATTCCCTTATTACTGCTTCACTTCCTTTCCAAACCATAGGAGATTTTCCTATCAAAATTTTCCGTATATTATTTGGTATTACTCGACTGAGATTGTTATCACCTGGTCCATATAAATTTGTGCAACGTGTTACTACAATTGGAACTCCACAATTATTTGCATATGCTCTTGCAACTAAATCTACACACGATTTAGATACTTCATATATTGCTTTCCCATTTAAAGGGGTTTCTTCACGGTATGGTAACTCTCCTACACCATACGCTGTAACTGAACTACTAACCGCAATTGCTTCTACATTACTATAAAGTCTACAAGCTTCAAGTACATTTATAGTTCCATTAATATTAACATCAAATGCCAATTTAGCATCTCTCTGACATTTTCTAACTTCTGACTGAGCTCCAAGATGAAAAACTGTATCGAATTCGTAGTCATTAAAAAGAAGTTTAAGAAATTCAAAATCTCTAATATCACCTTGAACAAAATTGATTTTATTTGATTTCACTCCCAATAAATGTAGAGCAGTATTGGTTCTAATCCTAGTAGTAGGAATAATAATGGTCTCTACATCTCGAAGTGGGCTCTGGTCTAATTTCAATAACCTCTTCGTTAAATTTGCCCCTAAAAATCCAGTACCTCCTGTAACCAATACATTTTTCATTATCTATTTTTCTCTGCTATTTCAGTGTAAAGTTCATTTTGGGATTCTTGTTTGTCTATAACCTTTGGATGATATATACTAAATTCTTCCTGTGGTGGTAAATGTGCATAAGATTTAGGACCTGTAACATATTCATGAACTGGTCTTATCCATTTAATATGAGAAACGTGTTTGTAAATTCTAGCTTGATAATCTGGATAATTAATCCATCCTTTATCATTAACTCTCCATCCCCACTGTTGTATATGCTTTTCTGTCAAACCTTCCACAGTATTAACTCTTGGCACCCAAATCAATTCAACTTCATTTTCAAGTAATTCGTGTACATTGTCAATCAAAAATTCGTGAGGTACTTCATCAGCATCAAAACTGAAAATATAATCCCCCCTACATAATGAATTTGCATAATTGTGTTGGGCTGCAAAATCTTTCTTTAACTTTCTTTGATAATACCTAAAATCGTCTCTTTCTGAATATAAATAAAGAATCTCTCTTGTTGGCTTTTTAGAATAATCATCTACCACAACTATTTCATCATCTTCTTTTTTATGTTCAAAGACAAATTCTAATAGTTTAGATAAACTATCGGTTTCATTGTGAGTAAGTATTGTATATGAAATTTTCATTCATTTAAACCTATTTCAGGATCTCCAGAACCAACATTTTTCCATAATTTATTTCCTGTTAATTTTTCATGTCGTTGATTTTCTAACATCATTATTTTATCTTTTGGAAGTTTTATTGGTTCATAAAAACAAGAGTTCTTTTTTGCTACTTCCCATAAATAAGTTCTATATTCTGCTTTTTTTCCAACTGGAGTTCGTTGCAACATTTTATACAATTTTTCTTTTGCTCCATATGTTCCAATAAAAGTTGGATTAATTTCTACTGAATAAATTTCATTTTTTAAAGACCTTATAGAGATCCACCCCAATTCTCTTAACAACTGCCAAGCTTGGTTTTTATTCGTAAAAATACTTCTATTAGATTCTTCTAATTTAAGAGTATTTATATAGAATTTTTTAGTTCCATCTTTTAAAGCCTTTGGAAATTTTGGATTTAGTACTAGAACGGTATGAGTTCTCAGTGGTTTGGATTTATCAGTTGGTTGATACCTAAAAGAAATAACATCACCCGCCTGAATTTTGTTCCAAGTTGTAGCCAATTTTGCCACTAGTTCTTCTCCATTTTAACTTGTGTATTTGATCTTAGAAAGTCATTTAAAGCACTATCCTCACCACCAACTTCTCTCGCTATTCCCATTGCTTTACACGCCTGAAGAAACTCTAATCGTCCAAATATTTCAGCATTATCAACATCAAGTTTGGTTTCATAATATTCTCCTGGTTTGTCTGGAATACGATATTTCATCTCTTCATCTTTACCAACATCAACTACTCTAGCATACTTCCACTTCCAATCTTCAAGTGTCCCTTCTGGATAAATTATTCCAAGTTTACCCATATTGATTACAGAAGGAAACCAATATATTTCTCGTACAGTATCAAATACTTTTAAATCCTTAATCAATTCAGATGTAGTTTTTAATAGTGCTGCTAACTTTTCAGACTCTTCTGTAAAAAGAGAATTAGAAGTATAACCACACGTGAAACATAAATAACTTTCTATATTTTGTTCTGTAGTTTGAAACGCTGTGTGCATATTACAAACAGGACAACTAATTTTAATTTCCATATCTAATCCTTATCTTATTATATTCTGTACCACCAGTAATCCACATAGTATTGACCCATAAAATACTATTAGTACTATTATAGCTGACAAAGCTTCCCACCAATCAACTTTTTTATTTCTATTTATATCTGGTATTGGAAAGAGTATTTCATACCAATCTATTTTTTTATTTCTATCCCAATCGAAAATAGATATTAACTTTTTCTTTAATGATTCTTTCATAACTACACTCTTTTTAATTTTGGTAGTTTAATTCCACTTGTTGTTTTCCCTGTCTTCTTTAACTTGGGAAGATTAAGCTTCACTTCCTTCGGAAACTCTGGAACATAATCATTCAAGATTTTCTCAAATTTTTTAGTCATAGCCTTTAATGAAAAGTTACCTCTATTCGCAACAGCTAGTTTCTTTGCGTTAAGTCTGTATTTCTTATAATTCTTATAAACTTCAAATAATATTTTAGATGCATATGGATAATTAACACTAAACCATTTCGACTTTTCTACCATAAAATCTTCATTAAGTGCTGATTTATGAACCTCAGTCAACTCACCTGGTAAAAGAATAGCCAAATCCTTTGATAGAAAATCTAAATGTCCACTCCAATTAGACGCCATTACTGGTTTTTCACTTAAAGTTGCTTCCAACAATGGCCTCCCAAATCCTTCTCCCTTTGTAAATGAAGTATGAACTTTAACTTTAGGGTGGTTATATAATCCATTCATTTCTTCATCAGTTAAATCGCCGTGTAAAAGATAAATACTAGGTAAATCACCCTTAACTGTAACTTTGATTTGTTCTATTTTATTCAAAATATCTTCTCTATCCAAAACTGAAAAACTGGCCCCACTTGTCTTTAGTAATAGTGCTGGTTGTTTTGATTTATTCTTAAATGTTTCCAAGAACGTCTTTATCAACATACCAACATCTTTTCTATCTTGTCCTAATGTTCCATTTAACCAATGTCCAACATATAAAAACACAAAATCCTCTGGTATTTTATCCAACTCAGTAACCAACTCCTTAGAAAATTCATCAGTCTTTTTATAAATATTAGTATCTGTTCCTTCAAACAAAACTTCAATGGGCTTTTGACAAGTTAAATCTCCAACTTTTTGATTTGTTTCTTTATCTCGTTGTTCATACGATGTTGATTCCAAAACTTCTTTAGTAAACTTAGATGGAACTATAACTAAATCCATTCTATTCATACCTTCAATCCACTGCGGAATACATATATTAGTTTCTATTCCAGCTGTAATTCCGATATTGTATTTTCCTATTGGACCGAATTCATTTGGAATTACAATGTGAATATGAATGTCAGGTTGTTTAGGTAAATTAGGATTCTCTAATAATCTATCAATAATAACTTTATCATTAGGATCCTTTTTGTTCAAAGCATTCATCGGTGTAGCTCCCCACCTGACCGGGAAAATCTTTATATCATACTTATCCATTGCAATTAATGAACGAACAATATCTCTACTGTGTGAACCATAACCACTTCTCGTAGCAACTGGTGCTGTAACTAAAACTAACGGTTTATCACTCATATTATCTCCTGTGTTCCAAATAAGGTAAACCTTTTTCTCGGCTTCCATTTATCAAATACTCTGTCCATATCAGCTTTAAATCTCCTACACATTTCTCCAACTGATTGTCCGACTTTTGGATCCATTACAAATTCTCTTGCAAGTGCTCCACACCGTTCTCTTTCTTCTATTGATGTATCATACCATTCTTTAAGTCTATCCGCTACATCATCAAATCTACACCTGTCATCAAAAATGTATGGTGTTGGAACTGAACCTACAAGAGATCTATTTGAAGGCCAAACTGGCTTTACCCAATCTCCGTGAGTTAAATCTGGATTATTCTTCCACTTTCTATCATCGTGTAAAGAATGGATTTCACTATAATGTTTCTCTAATAACAATTCACCTTTCAATCTAAAACCACATTGGTCTTGTGGTCCACCTGTAACATTCAATATAGTTGGAGTTTCTGCCATATGAGATTCTGCAGGACTTAATCCAAATCCTTCATTAGATGAAATTAACATAGTAACATCTGCCATATTATAAAGAAAATTCATATGTTTATTATCTAACTTATCTTCCGAAAAGAAAACTTTATAATCAGAACACACAGCAGAAACAAGTGCAGGTAAATCAGTTCCATTTTCATCAATAGGCTGAGTGTGCATAACTAATGCACATTTGTCTGCATCTTCTTTTGGTAACATATCACAAAATGTTTTATAAGCTAATACTACATCACCTGGTACTTTTCTACGAATATTTCTACTATTCCACAAAACAATAAAATTTATATCCATATCCTTAAGTGCATTATTTCTAAAATTTTCAAACTCATCCCACTCATCGTGTAACTCTGAAATTTTGTAAAACTGGGTATCATTTATTCCGTGTGGAATATAAGTACAATCCCAATCTGTTCTTGGTTTCTTTACTGCACAATTATTAACTATGTTCCAAGTTTGTTTAGATAAATTCATAATCAAATCACATGACTCATAAAAGAATTCATTATATCTTGGATACGGTAAATCATCCCATACATTATAATAAAAAATAGGCATCTGCTGCCTAATTTCATGTTCCATTTGATACAACCAACCCCAAAATCTTGGGTCGGTGTAATGTAGAATTGCATCTGGTTTTTCTTCCGCAATTATATCTCGTGCAAGTTCTTGATTGCCATAACCACTAACAGGAAATATCTTCAAATAAGCATCTTTTATTCCTGTGTCTTTTTGGAGTTCTTCACTTAAATCAACAAGCTTGCCTTCTTCTGGATGATTTATAGCCCCACCGACCTGAAACCAATCGTAATGATCTAATGTTCCAAATACAACCTCTCGTGAAACTGTTCCAACTCCAGATGACATTCTTAAATCATCTGACATCAACAAAATTTTCCGTTTTGCCATAAAAACCTCTTTATTTAATCAATTAATAACTGTTTAGTATCTTCTTTTTTAGGTTCATCCTTGAGTAGATGTTTTTCAATTCTAATCAATACTCTAAGTATATTATTTAATAATCTCTCAACATTTTTATTGTTTGTCATACTTCCAGTATTCTTCATAGCTCCATCCATTTCAATTAAAACCTACTGCCACTAGCTGTCAAATTATCATATTCGTGAATTTTCTCTCTATACTCTTTGTCTTTAACATATAAATCCATAGTTCTATTGACAAGTTTTTGGAGAGTAAATTCATATGTTAGCCCAACAGATTTAAAGTTCTTATATAACTCTTCTAAAACCTTAACCGTAGTTAGCTTAGTAATATCCATATTTTAAGTCTCCGATATATACATATATATCTATTTAATCCATTATTACAACTTTTTTATTCATTCGCTTAGCATGTCCAACTGTATTCATAGTTCCCCTAGATTCCTCTCCCGTTGGAATGAATGCAACAATAACATCACTATATTCTGCTATCTGTTTGTTTCTTGTAAAAAAATTACTTACATAATACCGTTTTCCATAATTTTTCTCGTTCAATACACAATGCATATTATAAGAATAATGAGCTGGTGGAAATTCTCTATATGTAACTCCAAATTCAAGTGCAAACTTCTTAGCGTAACCATCTGCTCCTAATGGTTGACCACCACTCACAACTTCTACCTCGTCTCCAAACTTTTCCTTTAAGTCGAAGATGAAATCCTTTATCTTTCTTTTATTAGTATATTTTCTACTGCCTACTATGCCGACTTTCTTCATAATCATTCCTCTTCTGAACTTTTTTGGATGGTTTCGGTGATATTGAAAATTTAGCAGCTTTATAAAATTCTTCCAAGCCGTTCAACAAATCATCTACATCATTTTCAGCATAGATATACTGAAATCTAAAATTGTGTTTTGGATCGGCATCCCAAGAATTTACAATATTAAACCACGTAAATTCATTATACGTTTGAGTATTGGCTGGTTTAATCTTTGTTTTATAATGTAAACTCCCTTCCCACTTCTTTATAAATTTTTTCAAAATATCGTGTGAAATATCTTTGTCTTCTTCATACCACAGGTATAACATAAATGGAAAATGTAAATCGTCCCAAATTGAACTTATCTTATTCATAACGTCTTCTTCTTTTTCAGTTCCAATAAAATCTGATAATTTCAATCTGACAGATAATTTCACGTGACTATTGAAGTTTCGATACATAACTATCTCCTATTATAATTCGCATCACATAACTCTGGCATTTCTCTAAACTCACAAAACCTACAATTTTTCTTAGATGCTTCTTTTCTATAAATATGTTCCATATTATATTGTCCATCGTCAGTAAAACACTCTTTAATAAATTCACTTAATCTCAATGATACCTTATTTAAACTTGGAGTTCCACTTGCTGGTGAAAATTGTTGAACTCTTTTTTGTGGAAAAGATACATTCTCATATAATTTTCTCTTTACTATAAAAAACTCCACATCAATTCTATTAATAGGAAAATCAAATTGTTTTGAATAAAACTGTTTGTATAATAATAATTGATCTGTTTTGTTCCTATCTTTTTTTATATATTTATTCCACCCCATAGTAGAAGTTTTTATATCATAAATTTTCAATCTACTTTCAGTTGAATCAAATAAAATTAAATCTATAAACCCTCTAAATCTTATATTTCCAGGCAAATCATAATTAATAGCTATTTCTGTTCCAAGTAATTCATAACCCCTTTTTTGAAAATACTGCCCCCTACGGCTAACAAACCATTTTAAAAAGGATATTCCATCTGAATAAAATTCTGCCATATCTTGTCTATTACAACATTCTTCTCCAGACTCCTCTTTAATTTTCAAAAAATTCACCTTCATTCTATCTTCTAACATAGACTCTAAATTTAAACTGTCTGCTTTCTTTGCAGTTTCTGTATACATAACAGTAAGATATTTCTGTAATACTTCATGCATACTTGTTCCAAATAAAGTATGTATATTTCCAGCAAACTCCCTGCGCTCATCTATGTAATTCAGTTTCCATCGATAAGGACATGCAGCCCATTGTGAAAATTGGCTATATGATATTACTTTCCCCATTTTCCGTTTCTAACTACTCTTGCCATAATACTATAATTTGTTAAATCTTGAAATGAATCCTTCACAGATTCCGTAACTCCTTCTCTATCTGACTTCACAGTTAAATTTATTAATCTATTAACCTTATCATTTATTCGTACTACCAACCCAGTTGTAGACAATTTAACATCTTCTTCATTTTCTAATGTAGTACCCATTGCAATATTTGAAGGACCGTAATCATATTGTTTTTTACAAAACAAGTCGTAATCCTCCTGTTGTAATCTCTTAAACTCACGAGTCATTATTGGATAATGTAATTCCAAATGTTCTGCTGGACTTAAATTTTCCTTTTTGACTTTCTTTTTCGGATAAGATTTCTTCTTACTACTTTCTTTTATAACTTTCACTATTTACTCCTTTTTAAAAACAAAAATTGGCTCATATTTATATCCAGCTCCCATAACTGAAGATAAAGTTAATTGGAGAGTTTCTTCTTGTTTAAATCCTAATTCTTTAGAAATTTTAACAGTTGCATCTTCTATAAATTTATACTTAGGTGTATTTGCGATATTATATAACATATAACCACCTTTTTTTAATCCATAATAACAATTCTCTATAGTCTTTCTTAAAAATCCATTCTCCCACTTATCTTCTGATGGATACTTAATATAACTTTGTGTGAGCTCATCGGAATACTTTTCCGTATCGAAATAAGGTGGTGAAGTAAAACATAAATCGAGTGATTCTTTTTCAGAAACAAAATCTTCACTTCCTTTCATATAAATATCAACTTTCTTATTTAGATATGTAAAATCTTTTTTCATTTCTAATAACCCATTATATGTCCTCGTGGCAGGTTCAGTTCCAATATAATGTTTAGTATTTGATGATGCTAAAAACCCCAATAACCGTCCGCCCCAACCACTTGACATATCTCTTATAACTCCACCACCACCATACTTCTCATATATTAGTTTGGCTGCTGTTGGTCTAAAATTAGATACTGATTGAGTGCCTGTATATATTTTAAGTGATTGTCGTAACCTATTTTCACGAAATATATTTCTTTCCACTTCTTCCTCTTCATCATTACCATGTTTCATTTGCCACTTCCAGGCCTTCCTAATTGTAGATTTAAATTTATCATCATCATTAAAAGTTTCCATTGGTGATTTCATTGCGTCACCACATCTAATTTCCCAAAAAAATGGAAAATATGACCAAGCTAATCTTAAACAGTGCATAGTCTGAATAATTTGATTATCTATAAAAATAGTATTAACATCAAACTTCCTAAGTTTCTTCATGTGTTGATGCTTTTCTTGTTCTGTTATACTGTAATGTGGGAATCCATGCCTTCGATAATAATCAAAGATTACTTCAACACCATAATCTATATTTATAGTATTTATATTATTTGTAACCTTATAAAATTCTAAATCTTCTTTATCATACTCTGTAAATTTAGATAGAACTTCATAATCAACTTGTTTCATCTCAAATGTAAAGTTTCAATTTGTCTTGGATCAGTTCCATAACTTTCAAGAAGAGAATATAACTCAGCCTTTCCCTGTTCGGTCATATAATATCTATCAACATATTCTTCTGATTCTAAATTACTGACGCTAAAATGTTTTGAAACTAATTCAAGCAACCACTGTGGATATTCCATCTCTTTTCTCCCTTTAACATAACGAAGCCACTGCTTCCCTTTTGGTAAAATATCAATATACAATCTATATAAATCTTTTGGTGATATTGGATATTTCTGAATTTCATTTACAAAATCTACCCATTCCACCTTCATAGATAAGAAACGATTTATCATATAATTTGACCAAGTTTTCTTATCTCCTTCTGTTAGAAATTCCCAATAATTTTTATTCTGAATCTCCGTCAGATTTTTTAGGTGATGAAACAGATTCTTGCTTTTTATCTTCTTTTTTTGGTTTATCTTCCTTCGGTTCTGGTTTTTTCTTGTAATCGGTTTCATAAAATCCTGTTCCTTTAAATATAACTGCGGGTTTTGAAATTTTCCTTCTCATTTCAGTTACCACTCTTTCAATACTATAAAATGGTAAACTTTTTAACTCTACACAATCAGGGCAGTCTGGAGCCTTATCATCTACTTTCTGTAAAACTTCTTCTTCGTGTCCACAATTAGGACAAACATACTCATAAATCGGCATCCTCAGTCTCCACTAGATTTTTATATATCTCCATAATTTCTCCACAACTACCACAAGAATAAACTTGAACTGGAACTACAGCTTCTTGTCCTGTCGGTGACATTATTGGCGATATTCTCTTAATAATATATGTAAGAAGAAATACATTGTTATTGCACTTTTTACATTCCAAAGTCTCTGCCTTAGATATATCTACATTAACTTCAGAGTTTGATGATTGTGTTAATTTCTGCATTATTTTATTACCTCATCTCTTAAATTATTTAATCATATCAGCAATGGTATCCGCAACCAAATCTGACTTCTCATCATCTATTGCATGTAAATCTGCCAAATAATGTCCAAACAAATGTCGTGCTTGATAAATCTCTTCACATTCTAAATTATTTATTCTAACCTCATTAGGAGGTGCTGTATAATCACATGGGTCTGTCAATAATGCTTTTCGTATTATTTTTGGTTTCGGTATATCATACATTTCAAATAACCGTTCAAATTCATTTTTTACTGTTTGATAATTACTCATTGCATTCCTCTATATAATTTCATCTACTAATCCATATTCAAGACACTTTTTGGCATCCCAAAGTAAATCATGTTTCAATATTTCATCTAATTCTTCTGTTGGAACTTTAGTATGTTCTGTATATACAGTTCTAATAGTTTCCATCATCAAATCTAAATTCTTTTTCTCATCCTCTATTTCAGAATACTTTCCCCACAATTGTGAAGATAATTGATGAATTAACATATATGAATTTTTACTCATAAATCTTTTCTTGCCTACTACTGAAAGAAATGTAGCTGCACTTGCACAAAATCCATCTACAAAAGTGTATACAGGAACATTACATCTTGAAATTGTATCCATAGATGCAATACCAGCAGTGATTGAACCTCCACCTGAATTTATAAATAATCTAATTGGTGGTGGATCAATTTCTAATACATTAGATACTGTAAGATGTTTTGCTTCTAATTCACTAAGTTTGTGATTTAATTCAACTACCGTTTCTCTATTCACTCCAGAATAATAATATATTTTATTTTCATAAACTGAAATATGTTTTTCTTCACCTGGTTTTACATTTTTCTTTGGTGCCGGATTTTTTTCTCCCCAATATTCTTTCATTTTATTGCTCCTAATAGTTCTATAATCATAGCCATAGCATTAATCTCTTTATCCACAACTTGTGCATCTGATAATTCATACCTGGCAATTATTAAAATACATTCTGCTACATGACCCTTACCATATTCATCTACCTTATCATATAACAACCTAAATAAATCTGCAAAATCTTTAACTTGATTGTCTGCTAACAATTGTCTTGTATTTCTAAAAGCGTTCTTCTTATCTTGTGTCTTTAATATTTCAAGTACTTTTAATTTATAATCCCTCTCTAACAAACTCTCTTTATCTATCTTAACAACTCCATCTACTACCTGTCGTTGAGCAGAATTAATTACTCTACGAATATCTGGATAACCTGAATCAATCACCAATTTCAAATCCTCAAGTTCATATCCTACACTTTCTTCTCCCAGAATTTCTACCAATCTTTTCGCAACATCTGGTTTAGATGGTGGTGTTGTCTGAAACAACTGACACCTACTCTGAATGGGATCAATAATTCTCTCAACAAAATTACAAGTTAAAATGAACCTACAGTGTCTACTAAATGTTTCCATTAAGTTCCTTAGTGCAGCTTGTGCATTAGGAGTTATATAATCACACTCATCAAGAATTACAATCTTCAATTCTTTAAACCCAAGTGTTGACGCAAACATCTTTACTTTATTTCTGATTGTATCTACATTATTTTCATCACTCGCATTAATATAAATAGAATCACATTCAATATGATTAACAAGTATTTTAGCAATAGTGGTTTTGCCTGTACCTGGTTTTCCATAAAACAAAAGATGTGGTAAGTCACCATTCTTAAGATACAAAGACACCTTACTCTTAAGATGCTCGTTCCCAATATAAGTATCTAAAGTGGAAGGTCGATACTTTTCAACCCACAAATAATGGGATAATTTATCAGTCATTCCTCTTTCTCCAAATCCACGTTGGTTCTCCAAATAACCCCGCTCTATCAGGCAATATATATTCGGGTTTTCTATTGGCTACTTCTGTTACTTTTGCAGTCCCAACTCCAATACAATTGGGTCTTTTTGCCATCTCATAACCTATACAATCGTCATATTGACTGTCAGGAAATGTATCTAAAAAATCATTCATTGGATCACAAATAGACAACCATCCTTTTTTTCTACCTTTACTGGCTGCATTTACATCACTGATATTGACTAATAAATATCCACCTGGCTTCAAAGTTTTCCAAATATTTTTTAATGCTTTATGTAAAAACAATTCATTCCAACTTTCTATATCTTTATACCTAACCCAACTCTGAGTTTTATCATAACTGTATCTCTCAACATTAAAATATGGTGGACTTGTGAATACTAAATCAAAGAAACTTTCATATTTACTCAAATCTACATCCTCTGCTGGTTCACACATAAAATCTGACTTTTTAGGTTCTTCAAAAAATCCTAAATGTTTATTGTAAAACTCGGCCTGTTCTTCGTATATAGGATGGTTCTCTTCTCTCGGGTCAATACCAAGATAATACTTCCCAGTATTAGATGCGTAAAATCCAGCCAACCTATCTCCCCAACCCATACTAAAATCAAGAATATTTCTTGCTTCATAAAAATCATAAATTGCCTTGGCAACATTTGGTTTGAACTGAGAACAGATATACTTACGAAGTGCAATACAAGACCTTAAAGTTCCTCTACTTACTTTTTCTACTTCCAATGTAAAAAGTGATCCTAACAATGTGTACATAAACTTCGGATTGTTCCAAGTTCTAAGAGGTCCTGGTGAAATTGTACCATCAACAGACCATCTATTTTCTTGTTGAAAATAATTACTCGCACTATTTCCAGTGTTGATTCGCCTAACTATCTTATTACCAAGAGGCCATTTATAATCAGACCTAGCAAACCACTCACTTTCAATTGTAACATCATACCAATGAGTTGCTTTCAATTTCATGAAATCATTGTAAGCCTGTTTTTTAGATATTACTTGATACGGTGGTTCATAGTCAGCCAAAATTTCTACAAGTGAATCTTGTATGTCGTGTCTCTCGAAATTCTTTTTTATATAATTCCACTCTTCTTCATCAATATAAATGTAAGGCTCCATATTTCTAAATTTATCGAAATATGTTAAATACATTAAACTGGATCCTGAATCGCCACCAAATAATAAGTTACATCATAATCATCGACTTTGAAATTTATTCGAGATAGTCCCTGGTCACTAACTTCAAAAGTTGCACTCTCACATTCCTTATTAGCTGAAAGAACTTCTCTAAAAAGGTCTGCATTAAAAAATATCGTATCTATTACATCATAAGTCTCTGTTGAAACCGGTAGTGTAACATGATTTGTATTAATTTCGGCATATCCAATCACAAGTTTTACACCAACATCATCTGTAAGAACAGCAAAATAATCTGTGTCTGGTAATGCATTCTTTCCTGCAATAAACTTGTTTATAAAAGTTGAATCCACTTTAATTTGAACTTGAAACTCAGGCAATTTTTTAAGATCGGGTGGTCTGTTTATAACAGACAAATCAGATAACATAAAATTAACTGAAGCATTGTCATCAGACACCTTTAAAGATACTACCTTATCTCCAGATTCTTTATGTTCTAATGTAATATTATCTGAGAGAACTCCCAGTAACCTAACCAATTGATCTGTATTGTATACTCCAAATTCGCTGTTACCAAAATTCCAATTTTCCAAAGTTAATTCGCCGAGTAAAGATTTATCTCCTGTTATAAATCTGGTCGACAATGTATTATCACTAATTTCCAATACAACTGAATTTACATTTCCACTCAAATGATATTTGTCAATGAATCTTGTAAATGTATTTTTATCCATAACCATTCTCCTTAATTATAACCATATATACATATATATTGGTTGGGGTTTCTAAAATCAAAAAAATCTTTCTATTGTTTGCTGTTTATCTACTGGGTCGCCCCATTTCAAACTTTTATAGAACATATCAATTTTTTTCTTTAACGATTGTTTATAAATTTTATTATAATCTATATTTTCTTTGATGAACTTTATAATTTCTGGTGGATCTTCATGCCCCCTATAAGCAACCACTTCAATTCCAAGTTCATTATTCTTCATATATGACCACCGAATTTTATCTCCGTTATTTATGAACATATATTTATCATCTCTTTTGTAATGTTTTAACAAATCATTATATCTGACTGCTGCTTTGACGTGAACTGGAGCTCCTTTCTTAAAGGTTGTGAGAATAGATCCGTTTTCTTCTCCTTTTCTAGCATACTTCCTAAGTCCTTTTACACCAGTTGGAGTTGCTATCTTATCTATATTCATTAATTTCATACTTTTCTTAAAATTAATAATTCTATCATCTATTTTATCTTTCGGTACATCTGCCAAAATATCTTCTAAAACATCAGATAATAATTTTCTAAGAGCGGGTGGAAAATTACTCCTAACTGTATCCAATCCCTTTACAAGAATTTTATTTACTTTAACTCCATTATCATTTATTATTCTCATCCCATATCGTTTCTTAGTAACAAACAATCCACTCTTAGCTATGACCTCTTGTTTAATTTGAAATCTGTGTGTGTCCAAATTACAAAAGTTTTTGGCGAAATGATTGTAAGAATCATTTATAAACTCCTGAACATTTTCTGCAACATCTAAAATTTTCTCTGAAATCATAACATCACTTTTAATACCGACAGTTGGATATTTTTTTTCTATTAATGGTAATGCTGGAGCAAAAATACTATCAGTATCTATATAAATTACATAGTCCTTAGATGTTCCAAGTTCTTTATTGTAATAGAAATTCACAATTTCCTTACTGTATTTAATAAGAGATTGGCCGGTTTCAGTTGTAGCAGCTGCATTATCTAAATCGTAAAACCTAAAAACGGGCAATCCCAATACTCCATACATAGAATTTAATAAAATCTTTTGTAAGTGTTGTCTCCGATTAAAATATAAATACTTTTCATTATCTTCTTTTTCTGCAAATTTTTTCATTAATTTTCGATATTCCACTCTCTGATCAAACCAAGTTTCTAATAATGCTGGTATCAATCCTCTCTTGTCTGTTCTGTAAAGAATTCCATTCGTAGAAATTGAAATCTTATTGTCATCTAAATATTTTTTTAATTTAGATTCACTTGTACTTCCTTTTAATTTACCATCTTTAGTATGTGCTGTATATGTTTTTTTCTCACCCCTAATAAATTGTTTAGCATTCCACCCTTTCACTTTACCAATTTTAGTTTCTGGAGATATATTCAAACTCATAATTGTAGATGGATACATTGAAGTAACATCTAAATCATAAATCCAATCGTGTTTTCCTTTCTGTGGCTCTTGTACATAAGCACCAACAAACTTAACCCCTGTATCCATTTTTTCTCTGCCCTTTGGATCTTTATTTGGTGCTACGATATCCAATCTTTTAAGATAAGTTAAAATCGCCCCTTCCAAATATCGACTACTATGATAAATGTCTTCATACGGACAGTGCCCCATATGACATATACCTCTACAAATTTCTATAAAATCTAACTTATCATCTAACTTCTTAATAATTTCAACATCATTAATATTATATTCAACAAACTTCTTTAAATCATTTTCATATAAATCATTTAATGTTCCAGAATATGGAATTTTCTTTACACCAACTTCGTTCTCACCTATATCATCTAATCTATAGGAAGGTTTTCCTCCAAATGTAAACTTCTTATAAAGACTTAAATAATCAAGACACGATACTCCTGCTATCAAATATCTATTTTTATACTTACTCCAATGTACCTCTCTTATAGGAGATAATAAATTTGCAAATTCATTTCCAAGAACTTGAATTGCTCTATTATAAAGATATGGAATATCAAAAAAATCTATATTCCATCCAGAAAGAATTGTAGGAGATACTTCAAGGTATTTTCTAAAAAACCCAGATAATAATTCTTCTTCAGTTTTAAATGTTTCTATAATTCTATTTTCTTGAACATCTATATTTAATTTATTGTCTGGATCTAATACAAAACAACTATATTCATCCATAATTTTATCATAAAATGCTATTGAAGTAATCTTGTTTTCCGCCTTACTAACATTTGGAAACCCCTCTGTAACTTCAACTTCTATATCTATAAAAGCAACTCTATGTCCTTCTGAAACTTCATCCGAATCTGTATATATATCTACTAACGCCCTTATCTCTGCATTAACATCACTCTCGTGAAGTCCTGGCTGGTCATTATCCCACTTATAAACTTTATTTAATCTATCACCATATAATGAAACATATCTTCCATTTGAATTTTTCACATAAGCATACCTCTTGTGTGGCAAAACAAGATAGCCTTTTTTATCATCCCAAATATGTATTTTTTTTCTGAAATTATCGAAATAAATATTCTGATACATCTATAACCTAAATATAGATTAAAAAATGAAACACAGGGGAAATATTTCTACTTCCCCTGTTACATTTCATTTCTTTTTGCTTGTTAGAAATTTACAGTAATACCTGCATTAAAGTATCTTGGTATTCCAAGAAATACTTCTGCGTTATGAGCTGCGTGAGTTTTATCTCCGTAACTATTGTATTGACTGTGATCTACTGCATCCTGCACATATACAGCATCTAATGCGTTAAACATATGAGCAAATGCCTGTAGATTCAACCCACCGATTTTTGGCAAATCGTATGTAGCATGTAAGTCCATCCTAGAAAATCCAGGTGCCTGCCATACTTGTTCTCTATCAGCGTCTGCGTCTGAACCATCATACTCTCTTGCATTAGGACTCCAATCTGCATAATTGTCATCATACACATTGAACGAAGATTGCAATCTAAGTCCTTTTATTGGTGTTACTGTAACACCTACAACATAAGCTGTCTGAGGCATATCACCTACAAACAAACCATCAAGTGCGTAAGAATATGGAGTGGTTGTCTGTCCAACAACCTGACCTTGTTCATTATACTCATCTTCCTGATAATTACCATCTGCATCACCAACAAAAGTCCAGTTTCCAAGACTTACTGCGGCATCCAAACGAACCATATTGGTAACATTAGTAGATGCCTCTACTTCAACACCTTTATGATTCTGGTTTATACCAGATAAGAAGATAACATCAGTATCACCTGAACTACCTTGTCCACTCGTTACAGCTTTGGTAAGGTTTCTATCTTTCCAATCTGTATTGTATGCACTGACTTTAACTGCCAGATTTCTAGCACTGTAATTCACTCCAGCTTCTGAACTGACAAACTGTTCATTTGCCGGGTCTGAAGCAACTGTTCCATCAAAGTAAATCACGTTATCCATAATAGGTGGTTTTTCCACAATACCGAAGTTACCGAAAACACTAACGTTATCTGCAACATCATACATTGCTCCACCTTTGAACTGAGTAGTAATAATAGGATCACCGTGATCTATAACTTCATCTGCAACAGTGAAATGGTCTTGGTAAGTATAAGCAATGCTCGATACTCCACCCATACCATATGCTGAAAGTGGACCTGAGGAATATGATCCTTGTAAGAATCCACCTAACCAATCAACTGTAGTTTCATTGTGATAAGCAATAATATCACCTAACTCAACATTTTTACCATCAGGTGCATTATCATCAGCAAAATCCACATAGAAATCACCACCAAGTAAATCACGAACTTCACGTGCATGTTCTATACCTGCAGTACGCCAATCTATACCCGCCTGTAATTTAAGTGCATCACTTAAATCTAAGTTGAGTTTAGAAATAACACCAATCGTATTTTGACGATTAATACTGTTCCTCAAAATACCTACTGATTGACCAGATTCTCTACTAATAGCTCTCTTATCAACATATACTACTGAATCTGTGCCAGAGTTCATAGCAACAAGAGCATTCCAATCACGAGTCCAGGGACCACGACCATAATAGAACTTATAATCATCATCACCTAAGTTACCATCAGCATCTAAGGTAGGAATCCTACCATAAGTACCAGTTCCACCTCCTGAACCACCACTCCAATAAAAGACTGAACTCAGTCTTGTTTTGTCATTGATAGTTAAGAAATGGTTAAGGTTAACCAATGGTTTGTGAAAGAAGTTCTCTCTTTCATTTAGATAGTTAGGATCGTGTCTAGCAACTGTATTGGCTCCATACATATACCAATATTGTTTACCCTCATAAGACGGGTCAATTGGTGACCAGTTCTGGTTAAATGTTCGTCCAACATCTTTGAACTGACCATCTTCACCAAGAGCTGTAGCGTCATATCCTTCTACACTTTCAGCAAACTCGGCATCGTATGCGCCAAGATTCTGTTTGTATAGATTCTGACCATGACGTTGTGGTGCACCGACTGCATATAATTCGAATCGGTTCTTTTCATTCAGTGCGTAACTTGCACCAAAGTAATATGCCCAAGCATCTGTCCACGTCTTGTCTATGACACCATCACCTGTCTTTCTAACACCAGTAAAACTGAAAGCGAACTTGTCCGCTACCAACCCAGTGTTGTAATTGAAAGTTGATTTCAGGAATCCACCTGCTCCAACTTCCTGTTTGTATTTACCACCCTTTTCAAGAGCAGCAGGATCTGTTATGATGTTCATAGTTCCACCAATAGAAGGTGCAGCTAAATTAACAGCACTTAATCCACGTTGCATCTGGATGGATTGTGCAACATCTGCTACACCATCCCAGTTAGACCAATAGACCCAACCATTTTCCATATCATTCTGTGGAACTCCGTTAATCATTACCGCAATATTCCGTTGGTTAAACCCACGAACATTGATACGTGCATCTCCTGCTCCACCACCCTGTTGAGTTGCATATACACTCGGAGTAAGATTAAGAGACATTGGTAAGTCTTGTGAACCAAGACGAAATTCAATCTCTTCCTTTCCTACCGTAGTATAAGCAACAGGTGTTTTTTCATCTGCCCTCGAAGCCAAAACCTCAAGTGCAGACATCTCTAATGCAGATACTGAAAGGGAGAAGTCTACGGCACTTACCGCTTTCCCCTCCGCTACATCAACCTCTACTGAAAGAGATGCATATCCAATTGAAGAAGCTGTAAGTGTATAAGAACCTGCATCTACCTTGATAGAATAAGCACCATCTGCGTCTGCAGCGGCACCCAAATCAGTTCCTTCTACTACAACATTAGCTCCAACTAGGGGTTTACTCGTTTCTGCATCGGTAACTGTTCCCGCAACTGATTGTCCCCAAAGAACAATCGGCATAAAAAACACCGCCAATGTAGAAATTAAGTTACGATTCTTCATAATCGTCTCCTTCATTGTTTTATTGAAATGACGCATTTTTCAACAGGTGCGTCAACTGCCTGTTTTTCCCACGATATTTCTAAATTTCACATACATCATTATTACAAAATTTTTCAACCACTGCCTCACTTCCCTTAATCTGTCTAAAAGATAAATATTTAAGTTTTGACATCATCGTGTCATATTTTTTCTTGTCCACTTCTTCATATGGCATTTGTGCATAAGCCCCTCCATTCCTTCTCGGTAATAGAGAAATCCCCTTTAATTGATACTGATAAATATCCAAAACATGAGACAAGTCTCTTTTCTCTGTTTCTGGATCAAAAGTAACAGTACAACTAACTTGATTGTCTGCCCAATACTTTTGCATAAAAGCTGCCAAACTAAATTGTTCCCATACTGATAATTCCTTAGAAGTTCTTATTCCTTTACCAACATCGACTGGAACTTCCACCACTACCGTAGTATCCTCTGAACCAAATGCTGGTTCTATCTTATATCCAGAGGCCTCAAGTGGTTTAAGTAAAGGACTGTATTTTGATAATCTTATTCGTCTAATATATAATCTACTTTCTGGATAATGTAGTCCTGGAGTAGCACCTGCTAATAGTGAAACAGTACCACTTGGTTTTACGGAAGTAGTCTTAATAGAACGGGGGGTTGCGAACCACTCACTATAAACCTTGTCCCAATCTTGAATTACATTATATCCATCCATTAACCACGTTTTCAGTTCATCTATTCCTTTGTAAGTTATAAATTGTGCAATACCACTAACACTACAACCAATTCTACGATTTCTTAACATAACACGATTAGTTTCTGGCCAATGAGTCTTTCCGAGTGTTACTGTCTTAGCATACAAATAGGCATATTTAAGTGTTCTTTTAAACTCTTCCAAATTTTCATGACGAAACGGAAATGTTTCTACAAGACAACATAACTCATATGACTCTAATGTCTGTTCTAAACACGGATTGCCACCTGCTGCTCGTGTATCATAACCATTTGGTTCATCACACATTCTACCATAACTTCTCATATTTTCTAACCATGCAAACCCAGGTTCACCGTTGTCTGTAATTCTTTTACAAGACTCTGTATAATCCATTCCAAGTTCTGCAAATACTGAATTATTAGAAGTCCAACCATATTGTTCTCTATGTGGATTCTTTTTATAGTTTTTGAGATTTAGATACTCTTCATCACTTGGATCACCAAATACAATCTCTGCTGTTCTACGAACATTGCCCGCAACTACACATTTACCTACAAGATTCATAATATCAACAATAACCGTAGAACTAATTGGAGATCCAACGTTTTCATCAAGAACCTTTCTTATACCTGTGTGTGACTCTTCTAATGGTTTGTGGCCACTTGAAAGACCACCAAAACCTTTAATTGGTTCTCCCTCTTTTCTTATTTTATTATAATTAAACTTTATAGGTGATGTTCCATGAAAATAACTCTCTAACAATAACCTTAAAGATTCTATCCAACCCTCCCGAGTGTCTGGAATTACATATAATTCTGAATTTCTATTTTTATTGGGGCCTTTAATTAGGATTTGATTTGCACCTTTTGTATCAAACCCAACTCCTACCCCCAACATTGATGCGTCCATCAAAAAACAAAATGGTTTTGCATAATCGTCTTTAATAGTAGATGTGGATACAAATGCACAATTGTTCAGTGCTGCATAAAGACCTTTTTCTTCTGTAAGTGGAGTTCCCATTGCCCAAAGACCTCGGCCGGGTGGTAAAAACTTCATATTGAATATCTTATCATACATTTCTTGAGCTGACCGCTGTGCTTGCCAAGGATTCCAACCAAGTTGATGAGAATCAATCCAATTCATTTGCATTGAGTAAGTGCCCTCTACAACCCTTTGAACAGTTTCCCACCATTGCTCGTTTTTTCCATCTTCCTTGATGCGAGAATAAGTTCTCATATAAACTAATTCTCCGAGTCCGTTAAATCCAAATGGGGGTCTTTTTCGCTTGTATTTATCTATGAAATTATCTGATAACTTGAATTTTTCCATATAAACTATCCCTCTTCAAATAAAATTAATTTTAGTACAACATTCATTCCAATACATCCATAAGTATAATATATATTGCATTCTATTACTCAAATCCATCAACTTTATTCATATCATCATATTTTTTTGATAACATTTTTCTTTCATATTCTTTTGAATTGTCCATTTTACCTTGTGCTATCTTTCCACCTTTAGTAGTCTCTTCATAAACTTGAATATTACCTATATTAGTATTAACTGTAGATGGAAATGTAATTCCATCTGGTCCAAACCGATTTTTAATCACATGAAACCTGCCTGTATTCGAAATTTTATCTTCAACTTTCCTACTCATACTCATTACAAAATCTGCAATCATAACTTTTGCGTAAGCCTCAGCAACTTTTGTTGCATCTATAATATGTTCCTCAAGTGCACTTCTGTTGGCTTGTGATGCTGTCCAAATTGGAACGTCAAACTCACCAGCCAGTCCTCTTAACTCCTCATATACATTTTCTAAAACAAATCTCCTTTCACTTCCCACTCCAACCAAAATATCTGCATAATCTACTATTACTAAATCAGGTTTAATTCCTTGTATTTCTGATTGTTTAAGATGAGATGAAAGAGTCTGAACTGAAGCTGATTTTGTTGGATAATATTTTATTAACAATTTTCCTTCCAACTCACTTATTATTTTTTCAACTTTTTCTTTATGAAATTTTATATTAGTAGTAGTAACTCCACTAAAAACAGTATCATATCGTAATCCAACATAAGCCTGATTCAATTCTAATGTATAATGGATTACTGACAATCCATCTCTAACTGCCCCTGCCGCAATAGACTGTAAACACCAAGTTTTACCAATTCCCGCTGGTGCAACAATAACTCCCAATTCTCCTGTACCTAATCCACCATCCATAATTTCATTTACAACATCCCACGGCGACTTTATAGTTTCCCTTGCATTTTTAGTAAGTCTTTCTTCTATTCCAATAATATAATCGTGTCCTAAATTTCTTTCTGCACCAGATCTCATCGCGTCATCTATCAATTTTTTGATTCCATCATAATCCTTAATTTCCAATAAGTCAACTGACTGTACAATGGCATTTTTCAAGACCTGGTTCTTACAAAAATTGAGAGTTTCTTCTTTTATGAACTCTAAGTCAGGAGATTCAATATTTCGCCAAGCTTCCTTCAGATTTTCTACAACTCCCGCTTTCAATATATCATTTTCAATTTCATCTATCTTAACTTTCAATACTTCCAATGTAGCATTGGTTTTATATTCCATAAAATACGAAACGATTGTATCTACTATCCATCTATTGGCATCTGACTCAAAGTATATTGGCTTTAAAATATCTAATACTGTTTGTGTAAAAACAGGATCTTCTAATAGAGAAGCTATAACTTTCATTTGAAAAGTAGGACCAAAGCTAGTTAAATTCTCACTCATAGTATAAATTTACTCTCCATATAATTCTTTTCTATTTTTTTCCCGTGTCTCCTTCAACTTCCTCTGTCTATATCGGTCTCGGGCTTTCCTCAGAATTTTTTCTTTGTTGCGTTCATAATGCTCCATCTGCCATCTCCTTTGAGCATCTTGTTGTTCTTCTTCTGTAAAATATTTTCGTTTTCTACCCATTTGTCATTTCAGCGTATCTATTCAACTGAGTCCAAGTTGTCAATAACCAACTATTAAGATTTGGAAATGTAGAAAATAATCTATCCTCGATAAACATTTTTTCAAATTGCATCTTGGCAGTTGGTGGTATTGATTTATTAACATTTGTGCTAATTTTTAGTTTTGCATTGGCTGATATATCAACTTCTTTCAGTTGCATTAATTTATAATTTCTATTTATAACATCGTCTTCAAGTACAACCTCGTTATTTCTTGCATAATCTTTTAACTCATCTATATCTATCTCTTTGTTTTCTAAAAGAAGTGGAAATTTTTTAATAATGGTTTTTAATCCAAATCCCTTTATCCCAGAAATATTATCCGACTTATCACCATCTAAAACTCTATACATAATAAAATTAGACGATGCAATTTCGTATTCTTCTTTTACACTTTCTGGAGTATATAACTTTTTCTTGGTTGGACTCCAAACTGAAACTCGATCATCAACGAGTTGTAAAAAATCTTTATCGGTAGACATTATTGTAACCTTACTCTCTGTGAGCACTTGTTCTGTAATATACGCAATAACATCGTCAGCTTCTACGCTGTCTACCGACAAGACTGTTAGAGGCAATTTTTCAAGGTATTCCACACATCTACTCAACTGCATTAACATAGAATGGCGTTCGTCTTCCATAGAACTAAAATCATATGATCTATTCAAACGAACTTTAGTTTTTCGTTTTTGCTTATATTCTGGATAAATTTTTCGGCGACGAGTAGAACCACCTTTACCGTCAAAAATAACAATACAACGGGTGGGTCCAAGCATCTTTATAGAGTAACCGATTGATTTGAGAAAACCAACTATTCCACCAACATGAACTCCATCATCATTGGTAGTTGGTATAACACTGAATACTCGTATAAAAGTATTCAGGCCATCTATTATCAATACCTTATCATTTGGCTTGCCTACATCTACATCGCCGCCGTGTTTCTTTATTTCTTCAAGAATAGATAAATATCGTTCATTACTCATCAGACTCCTCTGAGATTGTAATTTCGTCAATTCCAAAGTTCTTGTCATATTTCAAAATTGCTTTGTCGCAAATCAAATCATAACAATGAGATTTAAATCCCTCGTCTTCCAGCTGTTCTGACCAATCCTTAGACTGAAACTTTAATTCTTCTCCTTCATGGTTTTCCATAGAATACCATGCTCCACTTTGTTTCACTAATTTATGGTCTTTTAACACCTGTAACCAACTTCCATCATTATCTAGTCCACTTTCAAAGTAAAGATTGAAATCGGCATGTCTCATTGGGGGTCCAAGTCTGTTCTTAATGACCTGAGCTCTCATTTTAATACCAACTGTGTTCTTTTTAGAATCTTTGATTTGACCGAGATTTTTTAATCTGATACGAGTGGAAGCGTGAAATGGTAATGCCTTACCACCACTTGTTGTCCAAGGATCACCAAACATTACTCCAAGTCTGGTTCTGAGTTGATTTGTAAAGATAAGGGCAACTCTCTGTTTTCCTATCATCTGAGTAATCTTTCTCATAGCTTTACTTGTGATAATAGCTTTATCAGTCGCCCAACCTTCTTTATCAAAATCGCCGTCTAATTCACCTTTTGTAGAAGCTCCTGCTAAACTGTCAACCAAAATTGTTACAAGTCTATCTTTATCTGACTCACGAACTTTTGCAACTATTTCTACAATAGCCTCAAATACATCTTCAACTGTTTCCAAATGAAGATACAATAAGTTCTGAATTTCGATTCCAATTGCTTCGAGAAATTCTCTACTGACGGAAGTTTCTGTGTCAATATAAACAGCAACTCCACCTTTTCTCTGTGTTTCAGCTAAAATATGAGAACCGAGCAAAGATTTACCACTTGACTCCAATCCATTGATTTCAGTAATTCGGCCAACTGCAACTCCACCGTTAGGTTTGTTTGAAATAGCCAAATCCAACACAGTAGAACCTGTAGATACAAATTCCTTAATGTCTGTTGGAGTCGGGTCTGAGCCGTCTAGAAAATAAGCTACCTTATAATCTTTGAATTGGTTATTTAACTTTTCAGCGAGAACATCTGCCAATTCATCTCTGACTGACATATTACACTCCCCCTACTTATTAAATAATTCATCAAATGCTTCAGATGCATTTGTTACAGTTGTTGTCTGTTCCAAAGTGGCTTCTGTAGCTGAATCACTTTCTTTTGTAGTTGTCTCGTCATCAGAGGGACTTAACCAATTTTGTAAAACTTCTGCAAGTTCATCATAAGACTGTTCCTGATAGATTTCTGTGATGTTCTTTTGATTTTCAAGAATACTTTCAAATACTGCCTTATTTTCAGTTACAGGAGTTTGATTTGGTTTTACACGAATATTTGTTTTTGGAAATGAAGATCCAACTTCTTCAGCTGTCTTGAACTCTACTACTACATCACGACCATTTACGGGATCACTAATATCACCATAATCAGGGTCTGCTATAATACTTAAAAGTTCTTGATAAACTGTCTTACCAAAACCCCAGAATTTAACACCCTCTCCTTCTTCGCTTTTTACTACAACGGGAGCAAAAGTTCTCATCTTGGCTTCTAACTTTTTACCAAGTCTCCAATCTTCCCTATTTCCGGAAGATTTTAGTTTATCTGCGAACTCTTCAATCGGGTCTGGACGACCAAAACTGATAGGTGACAAATAACTCTTTCCGCCCAAGTCATAATGAAAAAATAACTCAATGAACGGAATTGATTTATTGTACTTATAAGGTACTATCCTTATTTGAGTTTTACCAGGCTGTGGTTTCCAAAGATTTGTTGTTCTGGTGTTTGTTGTTTGAAGTTGTTCTAATTTCTTACGAATTGCATCAATATCCATTTTTTATTCTCCTATACATTTCATTTATTAATTAGTAATGATGTAACCATCATTCTGTAATATATATCAGCCAGATTCTAAAACCATCCAAGTTTTTTTGTAAAAAAAAAGTAGCTCATCGTTTTCACGTCTGGTGGTATGGTGGAGACTGAAAATAACGAACTACTTTAAAATTTTGAAATTTTTGGGGGTGTGAAAATACCATTTCACATTGAGCCACTTTGATAGATTACTTCATATCTCGTTTCCGAAAGTTACTTCGATTCTCTCTCAATGCTATTAAACATCGTTGAGGCGAATACAATTTCTAACCGATTGCTTTAATCCTCAAAGAAGATTTATTCAGCCAGTTCTCAGGGAGATTTCCTTTCGGGTACTCCCAATGAAGCGAAAAAGTTGGTTTACTTTCTCAAGTAGTGTTGACTCAAACTCCCGCACGGACTGTCATCCTAAAAACACCAACATTTAGGTGCTGATTCTCTACCATAGAGGATTGGGATACATTACAAGCCTTTATCAAAACCTGTTGTTCAGTCAACCCCACAGAAAGGTGTACGGCCTTTCTGCTTTGCCAATTTCAAATGTCAAAAAACTGTTGTCTATTACTATAGACTGATATTATATATATAAACCAAAAACGCCAAAACGTGATTTTTTTTTAATCATTAAAAAAAGTTGTCCAGTGCATTTAAAGCTGTTACTAAGGCGTATGATAAAATTCCCCCGTATCCAAAATATAACCATTTGTTCTCATACCAACTTGCCTTAACTAACTTAGCTTTCTTTTCTGTAATAGTTAAATCTTCTTCTAACGATGCAACCTTCTGATTAAGTAAATCTATTTCTAAAGTTTTTAAGCTATCTGAAATAGATAGAGAATCGGCTCTAACTTGTAATTCTTGTATATTTTTGGCAAGTTCATCCGCCTGTTCTTTAGTTAAAGTTGTTTGGGAAAACCCAAATGATAATATTAAAACAATTATTAGTTTCTTCATTTCTTCTTCGCAAAATCCTTCAAAAACTTAGCAGCGTCTTTTATCTTCTTTCTCTTAATAGGGTTCTTAGCTTTAGCTTGTGCTTTCTTAACCCGTTTCAGTTCCTTATCAACCTTTTTAACTTGTTTCTCAAGTTCTTCTTTCTTAACATCTATTTTCTTAACTTTGGATTTTTTTATTGATGTTGCTTTAGAACTCAATCCCATCAAACCCAAAATTAAAGCAACCAACTTAGCTAAAGTTTCCACTATTAATTTCCCTCTAAATTTCTATCCCACGTATTAACATCTATTATTGAATAAATTCTTGTCGGTATTATATTTAATCCATCTTCATTTGTGAGAAGTAATGAATTTTTATATTCTTCCCAGGGTACTGAAAATGTCTTGTCAAGAATACCTTCGTTTAGTGATCTGATAACTTCATTAAGTGCATTTATTGTATAAAGAGTATTTGTCTGTTTCTTCCTATGTAGAGAAATTGTATCTTTAACATTTTCCATGAAATCATCTGAATACTCTATATTGTATGTGCAAATTAACTGATGATAATCTTTTTCATTTTGAAACACATAAATTTTGCTAAATACTATTTCATTACACTCAATAATTACATCAACTGTGTCGTGTAGTCTGTTTCTACGGGTGAAAGTACACAACAATTGTGTTTTAGTCATAATATTCTCCAACCATAAATTGAGTTCTCATAATAATTTATTCCACTCCTTAATAAACATCAAGCTTTCCTTTTCTATCCGTATACCACTTACGATATTTTGCTGGAGTTCCAATAGTGATTGGGTTATCACCTGTTGCAGTCGAAATAAGTTTTTCAAGACTGGCTTTTTGTTTGCTATCCCCCCACTCCAAATCTTTTTTAGATGCTCTACTCATTACAAATATTTCTTTAATCTTTGCATTATATATCAAAATTTCATTCCACCAAGAAGAACCTTTTCTGGATGGTGTTGAAAGATTTTTCTTTACTAATTTTTTATGTTTTTTCAACAAATTATTTGACAAAGTAATATAGGCAGTAATTATTTCATTTGCCCTTTTATTTAATACTTTTTTAACTTCCGCTTCATATTCTTTGATATTATCTGCACCACCACCATATTTTTTCATCAGTTTATCTTTTACTTCCCACTCATAATCTTGCCATTCATCACGGTCAGGTATCTTCTTTCTTTTTGCGGCGTTAAATGGCACCAGCTGTTTTTCCCTACCGAAAACTATTAGTGAAGATATCCATCTACGACCTGTTTTATCGGGTTCACTTTGCATATCAATATATTTTCTTGCTAATAAAGTTCCTTCTAACCAAAATACAACTCCACCTTCAGTCTGAATACCCTTTCCTTTAGCTAACTGAGAGTCTTTACCCATTCGAGTGAATGTTGACATAGATTTTTTAGTACCAAGTAATCTTGTTACATTATCTAAATGGTCAAGAGTTGTTACATGAAAAGAAGTTATTGGTATTTTACCAATTATTTTTTCCATTGTCTTTGGATAGATAGGAATAGTCCTACGCATAAGAGCCCATTTTAATGCTGATTTGGTATGGGCAGGATACCACTTATCATCAATCCAATCTTCCATTAATAAATCTTTTAGTTTAATCATTAAAAATCCTCTCCTACATTTTTTCTATTCATCTCACCCTGTAAACAAGTTTGCATATCTACACCAAGACCACCTAAAACACTATTAACACCAACACCTTTACTTCTATATGTTTCTTCACCTACACTAACTTTTCTCATTCTCCCAGTTTCTCTACCTCTTAATTTTGCAGGTACTTCAGTATCAAATGAAATATGTGCTTCTTTACTTTCTTTTGTTACTCTACCAGTATCGTCAGATTCTCCATCTGTTTCTACCTCTGCTGAAATTCTTGTTTGTTCTCTTAAATGTTGTTTAAATGCTTCTCTATTAGCAGGGTCTTTATAATGTTCCTCACATCTTGCAGCATAATCCTCATCTGTTTCATCCTCTTCTTTTTTGAGATGTCCAGATAATTTTGATAAACAAGTTCTAAAATCTGCTGGATCTACATTTTGACCATTTATACTCATATCTCCAACACCATCATGGTCTCCATCAATATATCTATTCCAATGCATATCTTCCATATAAGAATCTACATATTGTTGTGTTGCTGGCCCATTTTTTGTAGGTTTATCGGGATCTGATTCCCATGTTCCATCTTCTCTCTGTCTCCATCCCATTTCTTTTGCTTTATCTGGATTTTTTGCAAACCATTTTTGGTCTTCATCATTACATGCCTTTACTACTTTTGCGTGTGCTCTATCCATACCAGATTTTCTATCATCATTTGTATTTTCTAATGCATCAGCTTCTTCTGAAAATAACATCCATCTTACTTCGTCTGCAGTAAGGTTTGGATCATAAAATTTTCCAAATTCTTCTAATTCTTTATCAGTTGAATCTTCTGTAAGTGGTGGATCAACTTTTGCGGCTTTTGTTCTCGTCTTTTTTATTAATTGTGATATTTTATATACCATTTTCCCTACAAAAACAGGAGAAGCTGGATTTCCTTCAGAATCACATTGTCTAATTTCTTCTTTTCCTTCAATAATAACTGCTTTATAATACAATGGATTACCACTACTATCGTTTCCAGATTGTATCGGTGCTTCTAAAGCTTCTTTAGCTTCTCCCAACTGAGCTTCTTCTTCTGGAGTAAGTTCCTCTTTTTCCTCTAATTCAGCAATTTTCTTCTTTAGTTCTTCTCTTTTTGCTATTACTTCTTTCTCAGCTTTTTTAGATGGGAAATTTCCATTTTTTAACACATTTAACGTAGCTTGTAATATCTCCGCATCTGAAGCTGTTTTTACATCTATCTTCAGTCTTTTTAGTTCTTTTCTAACAGAAGCAGTTCCATCTTTAGCTTTTCTTACCTTCTCCGCATAATTAGTACCTTTAGTGCTAGCCTGGCCAGGTAATTTTTTCATTAAACTACCTGCTCCAGAAACTAATGCACTTTCATCTACTTTACCAGCATCAGCTTGGGCCTGTCTATCTGCTATTTCTACAATTGCAATTGACTCATCCATTTCTTTACTTACAACCCCTGTTATTTCGTCTATATCAGTCGAGTCAAATATCGGCGGTTTCCTATCTTTTTGTCTTTGGGCAGCTTCAGTCATTGATTTAATTTTAGATGATATAGTTTTATTATTATGTGTATCTCCCAGACTTTTCTTATTTGATGTATGTTTAAAACCAAGTTCACCATTCTTCATAAGATATAAAATACCTGTATCGGATTCCTCTAATTCATCTGGATTTCCAGGTGGTACTCCTACACGCCTTAATTGTTTATCATAATGTTCTACTACACTTTTCTCTATACTACAATCATAAGGAGTTCCAGCAAACCCGTTTTCTTCCCTCTCACCTTCAGGAGTTTTTATACAGGCTTGATATTTTTCATTTGATTCTTCACTCTTTTTTTCTAACTCATTTTTAACCATAGCTTTGCCATGGAAATCCATTATATGGCCTGATGGATATGGTTCTGGTTGTGGCCACTCCGCGTTATATTTAGGATTTGTTTTTAATGCATTAAGTTCATTTAATCCAGTTCTATAAGCAACTCCTAACCATTCTTTAATTGCAGCTTCACAATCTTTAGGACTTTTATCCTCACATAATTTATCTTTTAACGTTTCTTCCCCCTCGGCGTCATTTATCGCCTTTAATTCTTGTTCAATCCACTCTTCTTCTGAAATATTAGGATCATCGGGATCACCAATATCCTCTGCTGCAATTCCACCACCCATCTCACCTGTGGTTGAACCTGCCTTCCCTGCAGGTAAATCTTTTCCTTCATAAATCTCTTTTCTTCTATGGTTAGTTAATTTTTTCATTTCTTGAAATCTTTTAACTGGGTCTTTTATAGCATTTATTATTGCTTTATCTTTATCAATTTTATCTTTTCTTTCTGCACCAGTTCTCTTACTATCCGGTTCAGTTTTCTTTTTCTTTTTCTTTTTAGTCGTTTTTTTCTTTTTAGTAGTAGTAATTCCATCCTCTTCTGCACCATCTTGTTGTTTACCCAAATATTTAGCGGCCGTGGCTGGTGTTACCATTGGATATCTTTCTTTTGTTTTTGGATTTGGATTAGGAACTTTATCTTCATCTTCCGACAAATTATATAACAATTCATTTATAACTTCTTCATCCCAATTAAGGTCATTCAAAATATCATACAACTTAATTAAGTGTTGTTCATTGGTGAAATCAGGCATACCATCACTAACCCTAAAACTTAATTCGTTCAGTATTTTATCGATATACTTCATACAAACCTTCCTGTTATGTCTTTCATTTCGTGATAATTTGGTCCCCAACTTACTTTCGTAGGAAACTTGTCATGTCTTTCAATAACGTCCTTTACTTTTTTTAAAAACTCTAACCC